AAATATGCGCTAAACTAATTCCGCCAACAGGTTGAATATATTTTCATACTCGTTTAATGATTAATACCCCCCCCTTAGGGAAATGGTCAACACCAAGGAGATTTGCTACGCTGATTCCTGCACCAAACGATGATGTGATGGTAGGGGAGCATCCATCAGCCGTTTTCGGTATTGCTATCTTCTGGGTAGAGTCTTTTGATTGATTCATTGATGTCTGCTTTTGCGAGATACTTTTCTAGGAGCGGTTGGGAGAGGTAATACTCAGGAGATACATCATCTTCCAAGATGTCCTCAACCGTTGTCTCCAGCTTGATAGGAGAGGGGAAGTGATACTCTGGGTTCGGATCATCCTCGGTGCGGAGGATGGAAATGACAAAGATACGCTCACGATTCTGTGGGATTCCGTAATCTTTGGCATTCAGAACTTTGTAGAAGGAAGTATAGCCATAGGAGTCTAGGTCTGCGAGATATTTGAAGAAGTACTTCCTCATCTTCTTGGTGAGAAGACCTTTTGCGTTTTCCAGCATCACATATTTAGGATGCTTGGCTTCCAACATTCTCCTTTCTTGGAAAATCAGGGAAGAACGTGTACCGCTACCTTCTTCTGCTCCCTTGCGAAGTCCTGCGTTTGAGAAGTCTTGGCAGGGAGAAGACCAAGATATGAAATCAAAGTCGGGAACCTCATTCCAGTCTATCCTCGTCACGTCACCATAGTTAGTGATGTCTCTTCCGTGCAGGAGTCCATAAGCTTGGATGGCAGATGATTCTATCTCGGAATAGCCCACAACCTTGAAGTCGAACTCAGGGTGCTTCTCTTTGAGGTACTTGAAGGCTAGACTCTGACTGCCATAGCCAGCGTAGGCTTCAAAGACTCTGAGCGGATGCAGCTTGTTGTATTTGCTGATTTGTATCATAGAGTTGATGATGTTATGGATTCCATTGGATGCCCAAGCGTTCCAAGGTTCCGTTGTCATGATATATCTCCAACTGCTTACGGCAGAAGCTTTGAGGATTGTTGTGAAGAACCTGAATCATACCATAGATACGCTGGCGAAGAGCGTGGTTCTTGGCATCTTCCGTGTTCTGTTCCTGCTCTACCTTTGTCTTGGCGATAAGCTGGCTGATTCCAGATGCAGACTCATTGGTAGAAACTGGCGGAGGAGTGCCACCGATGATTTCATCTTCCCAAGCTCTCTGATTGAGAAAGGTCTGAAAGTTCTTGCGAAACTGCTTATCAGGTTGGGAGATAACATAGAGTGGGATATACTCGATAGCTGCCTTGCGGTCTTTCTGACTCATGGAGTTCCACTTCTTTTCCAGCTTCTCCTTGCAACCAACCTTCTTCTGATATAAATCCCAAGCTCTCGCAAAGGTATATTCATCTTTGACTTGCTTGGGTGGTGGGGTTACCTTGTAGCCGTTCTCCTCTAGAAGCAGGATGGCTTGTTTGATTTCGTCTGTCATAGTTCACCATTAAGATAATTGTCGATTGCTTTCATAAATTCATCTATAGAGCGGACGATGATGTACTTGCCACCATGTCGTTCCACTTCAAACTGGAATACCTTCTGTTCGGGTTCCTGCCTACCTTTCGGAGTCTTGTTTTCGATGCAGAGGAAACCATACTGAGAGGTGCTTTTCAGGAGGATCATATCTGATACCCCCGGCTTCATACCTTCTTCTTTCAGCCAAGCGGCTTGTCGGGAGGTTCGCTTGCCGCCATTGGGAACGGCAAAGAAGACCCCTTCGAGGTCAGGATATACCCCACGGATATACCTGACCTCTGCGGCTTGCAAGTTGTGCTCATCATAGGATGAACGCTTGCGTATCTTCTTGCCTTCCTGCAATAGCTTTGCCTTGATTTCAGCGTAGCTTGCCATTACCAGTCGGTTGAGAAAAGGTTGTTGAGAGAATCTTCACCCATCAGGCGGATGGCTTCGTTTGCTGCTTCTTCTGATTTGAAGTAAACAGAACCATTATTAAACCATTTATTGAATCTGGCAACATATTTTCCGTTTTCAATACGAATAAACCAGTTTTTGTTGTTACCATCGAAATTTGGCATCCATTCTCCATTGAGATACTTGGCGATGTTCATCAGCTTGTTGAAAGCCAACAAACGTTTTGCCTGAGCATAGGAGGTGCAGTTGTTTATGTCGTTATAGTTAGCCTCCCCTACCGTTGCTGTGTAGATTTTGGATATACCAACCCAAGATGCAATCTTATCTAAGAATAGTTCTTTGAGAACATCATCATAAGTGATAGGCTTCTCCTGAGTCTCCTCATCAAGAGCAGACTCACCATCCTGCTTCTTGCGCACCATCAGCTTGCCTTCCTCATTGAAGAAGAACTTTAGGTTCTCAGGGATAGGGAACTCTATAGCCGTACCATCATTCGGGATATACAACTTAGATAAGGAAGCATTACCTTCGTTGATGTTCTGAATATCCTTGTCGGTGATACCCTCTGTATGGATGGAAGGGGTGTTCTCGTCCTTCTCCTTCATCTTATTGGCAATCATTTCTGCACCCTTGCCGAGGATTGCTCCGAAAAGCATCTGGGCGAATGGTGGTAACTCTGGCTGGTTGTTGCGCTTGTCGTTTCTACGTGTCATATTATGTATAATTTTTTAGAATGTTATTAAACTCGTCTTCTGATACACCATCGGCAACCATGATGGTAAGGATGGTGTCCAAGACCTTGGAATAAACTTCGTTGAAGGCTGGCTCATCCATCTTGGCGAATGAGATAGACTTGGCTCGCTCCAAGAACTTCTGTCCGTTCAGGTCGTAGAGTGGTTCGCTGAATCCCGATGTAATCAGGAGCTGTTCACGGAATGTCTCTACCGAACGGAGATTGATGCGCTGCTGCTCGGTGAGACAATCCCAAGCAGCTCGGATCAGGGAGAAGAACTTGCGGTGGAACTTCACGTTTCGTGGGCGGACGATGTTCGCCTTGACAACAGAGCCAACCTTAATCTTTTTCAACTGCTCATAGTCCTCGTCTGCATAAGCTTGAAGACCAAGAGAAGTACGCACAAGATGGATTTCCATAACCTTTGTTTTTGAATATCAACTAATTGTTGGCTGGGAAGGGAAGACCCTGCTGCTGACCACCTGCATATCGACCGTACTGCTGAATAGGTTGACCGCTTGCGTTAACCTGAGGTGGAAAGTTCTGCATCTGCTGCTGGATAGGAGCTGGCTGCGGAGGATTCTGCTGGAATCCCTGCTGAGCACCCTGCTGGTAGTTCTGACCTACCTGACTAGCGTACACCTGACCATGCTGCATCTGCTGAGGCTGGGCGGTTGGTCGCTGCACCTTCCAGCAATCCAACTGATTGAACCATCGTCCGTCCTTAGACTGATGTGCCTTCAATCCGATGTGAGCGGTGATGATCTCACCAACTTGGATGTTGAACTGCTGCAGCTTGTCAGAGCCATAGACCTGAATCACGGCTCTGGCTGGGTACTGCTGGTTCAACTCCTCGATAACATATTCACACGAACTCCATTGAGTTCCGTTTTGGCTTGTTCCTGATTGAACTTGCCCTGCTGCAATAATCTTGCCTGTAAATGTTACGTTCATATCTATACTTAATTAAGTTTGATTCTGATGGATGGCTTCGTAGTAGTATCTTTCAGATAGTACTCATAGTGTTCCGGCTCGGTGTCCTTGAAGAGTTTCGTGTCGAAGGTCTTCTTGGTGGATGCTGCCACATAGGAGTAGGAGCCATATTGAGTCTTGATGGATTTCTGCTTGTTGGCTTCCATCATCTTCATCAGCTTCTCCTTCAAGGCATCCTGCTCAATCTTCAAGGCATCAATTCTAGCTGTGACGAGTCGGTACTGCTGCTCGGTAGAAGAGAAGGCTTCCGGCACTTCCACCTCATACTTGTAGTCAGGATCATCCTCCAAGTATGCCTTGATAAGAGCATCAATCTTCTCTTCCGATACCCTAGGCAGCGGCTGGAATCGGCTCTGTCCGTTCTTGAACCACATACATACCAGTTCCTTCACCTTCAAGTCTGGATTCTGCTCCTCGAACCATCGTGCATAGATGGATAACTGGAGAGAAACGTTGTCGTAGTGCAGGGTGGAGGTGGTCTTGTAATCTACCAGATAGATGTTGCCATCGCTATCTGCGAAGACTCCATCAATGGCAGAAGCGAAATCCTCACCATCGGTAACGAGATACTCGGAATCAACGTGATGGAGACCGTAGGAGACCAGCATACTATTGAATGCCCGAATCTCTTCTGTCGGGTTCGGGTACATCTTGATGTCGGAATCGAATACGGTACAGAACAGCTCGAAGGAGTTGTGGATCATACCTCCTCGTTCTGCAGCCTTCATCAGTACAGACTCAGGAATATCCTTGTAGGTGTCGGGGAATGCCTTTCTTACCAGCGTTCCAGTGATACCTTTCAGTTGCTTCTTGCCAATGAAGTATTGATGGGTCTCCTCTATGAAGGTGACCTTCGGCTTATTCAGCTTGATGTTCTGTGTCATAGTCCTAACTCCTTTCTCTTAGCGGATAAGGCTTGCATAAACTGAGGGTTGCTGTTGAGCGGCATATAAGTGCCCATCACCCATTTGATGTTGTCTCTGTTCATGCATCGCTTCACCATTTCCAAGGCTTCGGCTAGGTTGTCGGGATGATACTGAGGTTGCGCTGACTGGGCGGTTGCCTGAGATTGCTGCTGAGTCTGTGCAGTCTGCTGAGCTGCCTGATGATGAACGTTATCCTGCTGACCAGTATTGGTGGTATCAGAATCAGCGTTATCATCAATGGCAAACAGACCATTGAGCGCATACTTTCGGGCATAGGATGAGGATGCACCAGTAATCTGACTTCCGTCCATACCTTTCTTGGTTTCCTCTTCTCTAGCCCAACCAGTGGTCTCCTCGAACTCGCCCTTCTCATTCTTGATGGTGGCGGTAGCCTTCACATAGATGCGGTTGCCTATCATAACAATATCATCTGATATGATGAGCGTACATTTCTGCTTGGCGAGCAAAGGCTTGACGGCTTCCAGTATGTCCTCAGCCTTGCGGTACTTGTAGCCCCCGAAGCGGTTTACCTGAGTCTTCGGGGCTTTCAGTTCCGATTGAATCGTAATAAGCTCTTTCATGTCCTTATTATATTAATAGTTATTGATACTTCCATTCATAGCCATTACATCTGTAAGTGCCATCCGATTTCTTGTTCGGGTTGTCGCAAATCTGCTCAAACAAGCAGTCGTGGCAGCTTTTCGGTTTGAATATCATATCTTGTCTCTTTAAAATGTTCTACAATAAAAATCCCCTCGATTCTCACGAACAGAGGAGATAGGTTGAAATATACAACTTTAACGAGTTATAAAATGCAGTCGCTACTGCTATAGTCGTAAATGATACATAATTTGTATTATATGGTTTGAAAAAACGTGTCTGTCAAAAAGGAGGGGTGGGAGTAATAAAGCACCCCTCCGAGGAGCGGTATCAGAACATAATTGGCAGGATGGTGATAATCGCTCCAAGTTCCCTTCTGCATTTATGGAGGCTTAGGACTCCCAGCACTAGTAATCGCATACATCTGTGTAAATAGTGTATTAATGATATTTTATCTATGACAAAGTCGTGCTGGCTGCATTAGAACCATTGTAGTTGTGCGCTTCTACCTATTGATGCTACCTTATTATATATAAGGGTCACGGCATCAGGTCTGCATCTTCACAAGTGAACTCCAAGCGTTCCAAATTCCACCCAGTAGGTGTATGTATTAACTTGCCACTTCCACGTCTAAGCATCATCTGTGGTTAATGATGCTCCTTTTGGGTACGTGTACCTCTCAAGGAAGGTTTATCCTATCCGATATGACTCCTCGGAATCGGGCGATATGGGGCATAGGGTAGGAATCGAACCTACGACCTTGAAGGTAATGGAGCCTTCTGCTCTACCATCTGAGCTACCTATGCCGATTCAAACAAATACTAACTAAAAACAATCTTGAACCTACACAACAGTTGTGGAGCTGGGAATAGCAAATTCCAAAAAATCCTTGCGAATCAGACTTTTGTCCTTATTTTGAGATAAATAAAACGAAAATTTTAAACTAATTAATATCAAACAATTTTTTATGCCGGATTCAGCTCCATATATATCTACTCGTTCACTTCCTTAAAGTAAGAGTGGATTTCCTTAACTACTATAGCGAATGTGGCGATACTTGCCACCAACATAACATTTGCGAACATATCTTTCTGTTTTAATGGGTTATACAATAGGCTTCCACCTCTGAATCTATCTCCGACTGGGGCTTCACTCTGTTCTGCAGCATCCAATCCTCTAGGTCACTCTTCTTGAAATACAAGGCTCGCTGGTTTGGCTTGTAGATAGGAATGGTGTGCTCTGCCACCATCTTTCTGAGTGTTCTGATGGTTACTCCCAGTACTATGGATGCTTCATCAATGTTGAGCACATTCTTTGTTCCGATGAGAATATACTTCTCTATTCGGGCAAGTGTCTCTCCAAGACTACTCTTATTCGTCTCTTCAATATCACTTTTTATCGTTTCATCTTTCATATCACTCGAAGTTAATGGTTTGCTGACTGGCACCAGTTGTCTTGGAAGACTCTCTTCCACCAGTGCCCTTATCTCTGGGAGTGTTCTCCTGCTCTATCAAGGGGAGAATGCCCTTTCCTTTGAGTGCTTCATAAAGGAAAATTCTTCCCTTCGTTGTCCACTCTGTGTTATACTTCACATCGTGCCTACCATCCCTGCGGATGATGTCCACCGCTCTGCTATGAACGTAGCCACCTTTCAGGAACTGAGCGTACAATATCCACTGACCTCTCTCCTTGTGCTGGATTCTCATAGATTCCAACTCCTTGTTCATAGCGATAGCACTCATACCGTAGTCTTGCGCTATCTGGGTGATGGTCATAGTTGCGTTGCTCTGCAGGATTCTGTCGTAGTAGCTCACCTTTGGCAGCATTTCAGTAATCTTGTTGCCAAGCTCCACGTTCGCCTTGCTGATAGTGATGATCGTCTCATCCTTCTGCTTATTCTCCAGAGCAAGCTGCTGTTTCTCTTCCTCTGCCTTGACCAGAGACTTCAAAGCTTCGAGATAGTTCTGAGGAACGGATGGCTTGGATTGCTCAATCTGTTTCTTCATAGCGTTGAAGGCTTCGATGTATTTCAGCTTGAACTCCATCGCCTTCTTGCCGTTGAATCCCATCGCAAGCAGGGTGAAACCATCTTGGTTCATGATGAACATTGGCTGCTCTTTATTCTGCTCATTCAGATAGGTCGATTCTGAGAACATTTGGCGGACGGCTGAATTTTGAGCCGTCCCCTCCATCAACTTTCTGATGGATTGCATAACGTTCTTATGCTCTTTCTCAAAGACCTCAGCAACCAGTTTGCTATTTGTTAGAGGTTGGTTGCTTTCACCTCTGTAAACTGTTCCATTCATAGGATTCCTCCATTTTTAAAATCGGGCGGTAGTGTATGAAACAGAAAGTGACAAATTTTCATTTTATACATTATTAAATCTACCGTTGCCCGATTGTAGTTTTTATTTTGTACCTTTGCAGGTGACAAATTTTTATTTTAATTTTTAAATTCAATTTCGTATGAAACAGAAAATTGTACATCTACATTCTAAAGTAAACGAGAATGGTGCTCTCGTAGATTTTGACCTTGATGAAGAAATCAAGAAGTTGGAAAGAGACAACTATGTTGTTAAGCAAATCACTTCATCTTCTTCATGTCGGTATTATCCAAACAAGCCAACAGAAACATTTGTTCATGTTTTCTTACTTATGGAAAATAACCTCGAAGCTCTTTAGTTTCTCGATTTCTACAGAGTTGTTCTTTAGGTAATAAGAACATAAATAAACTCTGTATTCCCATTCTATTATTGGCGAGTTATATACCCAGTTGAAACATTCTTCAAAGTTGGTACATGATTCGCCAAGAATATAGAACATCTTTATCCTCAGCCATGTTCTGAATAATCTCTTAATCATATTCACCTCCTTTTTTAACAGAAAATTACTCTGTCGTTCTTGATTCCACCAAAACGCTCTAGAGCGTCCTTTCTGATTGCAACTGCTAGCTCCGAGTCGGTCTTGTATGCAAGAGCATTATAGACCGTTGCCTGTGTACATCTGTGGAGAGCAATCAGCTTTTTTCTATTTTCAGGTGATACCTGAATAATTTTTTTCTTTTTTGCTTGCATATTCCAATTTTTTATTTTACCTTTGCGGCATTAATATTCTAATGCGGTTAAAAGAACATTATTTGATTGTTCTAACCGAGTGCAAAGGTAGTCATTTATTGCTATATTACCAAATATTTAGCAAGAAAAGATTAGCCGTTTATGATTAATTAATTATGGTTTAAAAATGTGAAATTATGGAAGTAACTATTTATCAGCGCATTATGTCTATTTTGGAAGATAAGCAACTTTCGGTTAACGCTCTTTCAAAAATGGTTAATATGTCACAAACTACCCTTAATACTCAGTTGAAGGGAGAACGTACTTTGTCTGCTAATGTCGTAGCTAAGGTACTTGATACATTCCCTGAGGTATCATCAGAATGGGTTATGCGTGGTGAAGGTTCTATGTATCGCAAGGAAGAGTCTGCCGAAGGAGTAGAGGAAGCAATCAGCACAAATATGGTAGCCGAGCCAGCTCCAACCTATCATGCCCAGCCTGAGCAGGATGAATCCATCTGGAAGGCAAAGTATGAAGCTATCAAGGAGTGCTATGATATGCTGGTGTCTAGCCTTGGCAGCATGAGACAAGCAAATGTAGGATAATTAAAATGTGGTAGGTATGAAAAGATTATTATTAGCTGCTTTTATGTTTCTTTGTACATATGTTGTATATGCACAGAGTTCTATTTGTGGAGTTCCTTTTGGGCAGTCTTTAGAAGTAGCAGAAAGATTGCTGGAATTGAAGTATGGAGAACCAAATAAAACTACATATAATAGCTTACAATACGAAGATATTTCTTATGGTGGTTATTACTTTGATTATGCTGACTTTTACTTTCAGGCAGATGTAAATGGAACTTATTTTAACGAATGTCTTTTTATGTCTTTTTACGATGGTTTTGAAACAGCTAAAGTTAGACGAGAAAGTTTAAAGCAAACTTTGTCTGAGAGTTATGATAATATAATTTCTTATAAAAATGAGCAAGGATTTATTTGTTATAGCTTGGGAGAGTCTCCTGTAAATGATGAGTATTATGGGATATTTGTCAAAGTCGGTAGAATTAAATCTGGGAGATATTTTGTAGCTCTCCAATATGGTCCGTATGATTACGTAAAAGAAGGATTTTAGTATGAAACATTTAGTATTACTTTTAGCCATCATCCTGATGGCATCATGCAGCAGTTCTTCTAAGAAGTCTGTTGATGTGGAACCTGAAAAGAAGGAGTCTTCCGTAAGATCGGCTGGCTCTAGTGATAACGTTTTCATCTGTACTGGCGAATCGTCTGAACGTTATCATTGCGACCGAGATTGCCGTGGTCTCAGTCGTTGCTCAGGAGAGATAGAAGAAGTAAGCGAGGAGGAAGCCGAGGATATGGGCAGAACTCCCTGCAAGATATGTTATTAACTTTCCCAACTAGGAAAAAATATTTTCCCAACTAGAAAAGTAATATGACAGAGATAACTAACGAGCAGAAGTTGTATGTGCTGCTGAAATATAAGAAAGAGCGGACAAAGAAGGAAGAAAAGATTCTTTCTATATTAAATGAGAAAGCAAATCTAGGCTCGGCTGATTTAGAGGAAGCAGACAAAGAGTGCTGCAATCAAAAATGGCTGAGCACAGTTCACGTAGTAGAAGAACTAGGTTATACAACAAAGTACTCTCACAGAATAGAACTATCTGAGTCTGGTAAATCTCAGATAGAAAAGTTTTGGAGAGAATCCAAGTATAACCCTGATAATGTATGGAAGTCTAGAGTTGTGAAACTGTCTTCTGTAATTACGGCAATAATCTCGTTAGTATATTTCCTAGCGTGGTTATGCCAATTAATACAAAACTCAGTAAAAAAATGATGATATTCAATAATATCTTTATGTATCTTATGTCTTCTTTCATAAGCCAATCATTTAAAAGTTTATGAGGCAAAGTTACGGTTTTCTCCTGATAATCAGAAGGAAATTACATAATTTAACTATAATCTCCGCAAAGTTTGCATGCAAACGTTGCAAACCTTGCGGAGACTAAGACTTGGTACGGAGAGGGTACGGAGAAGGTACGGAGCGGGTCTAGTCCTTGTCGAAGAACTTGTCAATGAGTCCTACGGCTTCATCCTTCTTCTTGTCTATGATCTTGGCATATATCTCTGTTGTGGATATGCGAGAGTGCCCAAGCAGTTTGCTGGTTGTGTATATGTCAGCCCCCAGCGTAAGCATCATCGTAGCGAAGGTATGTCTGGCAGTATGGAAGGAAACATTCTTGGTGATTCCACACGATTCAGCCCACTTCTTGATTTGCGCATTCAGGTTTGGGGCACATACCAGCTTGTCGAATACCAGTTCTCCAGTTCGCTCCGGCAACCAACTGACCGCTTCCCTTGATAGTGAATAGGTGATGATTCGCTGAGTCTTCTGCATTCTCTTGATCATTCTGTATCTGGAGTTGCCATCCTCATCGGTGTACTCTTCAATATCCTCCCATTTAAGCTGGCGGATGTCCGAGATACGGAGACCAGTAAAGCAGGAGAACATGAAGGCTTGCTTGGTTGAATTGTCCTTCGGCTCTGATGCTGCCATCTTTTTCAATTCAGATATATCAAGATATACCCTTTCGCTTTCGGGAGCCTTGATCTTGGTTCCAGTATCAATGAGGTCGATTGGATTCCTTGGGATGATCTCGTCTCGTACCGCCTTCTTTAGCATAGTGTTGAACATGGCGAAGTACACCTTCTGAGTCATACCGCTTAATGGCTGCTCAGTGAATTTACCCTTGGCGGTTCTGAGATAGGATATGAATCCTTCGCAAAACTTCTTGTCTATAGCTGCCATCGTTACTTTTTCTCCGGCATACTCATAGATATGTCTCTCCACATTGCTGATAGTCTTGATGTACTCCTCGCCTCTGGTGGTCTTGGCTTTGTAGTTCCGGAAATTCTTGATGTATTGCGAGAAGAGCATCTTGCTTGGCTCCTTCTTCACGATGATGCCGCTTCTGTTTTGGGTGAGTTCCACAATCTTCTTGGCTTGCATAGCTTCAATGATTCTTCTGGTCTCCTTGTTGGCGGCTATGGCTGCAGTCTTACCCCTGCCATTTTCAGGCAAGAGATAAAGCTTCGGGTACTCGTATTGTCTCTTGCCGTTGATGGTGTAGGCAAGATATAGGCTTGTCTTACCGCTGGGCATCTTTCTTTCCCTGATTTGCACGATTTCCTTTTTCATAAGCTCAATGTTTATTGTTGATGGTGCAAAGATAAGAAGAAAAAACGAAAGCACCAAATTATTTAGCACCAAATTAGCACCAAATATTATGTAAACAGATGTATATTGTGTGTATAGTATGTGTGTGTGATATGTTGTTTTGAGTAAATATAACGAATTGATAATCAGACATTAAACTATACATTTACTACACATATAGTTACATATAAAAGAGCAACATAATGTTTTTGTATTAAAGGAAAAAGCTTATCCGAGAGGATAGGCTTTTCTGTTGTTATACAGATAGTTAAACGTGCATTGATGCTGGTGCTGAAATTTTCTAGCACCAAAATAGCACCAAATTTTTTCCTAGCACCAAAAAGAAAAATAACAAATTGCTGTTCAGAAGTTTAGCCTAGCTTTTATCCACTATTATTTTTATAGTCTTTTAACAAATAGCCAAATGTATAATACGTGTATCTCAAATGTATAATAAAGTGTAGTTTTGCTCGTTTTTCACAAAACTTCACATTTGGTTGTTCAAAAAAAAGTTTTTATCTTTGCACCAGTCAAACGTAGCGGAATGACAAATGAAAGAAGACCTCCTTTCCGGCGAAAGCCGACGAGATATGGAATCCCTGAGTTCTAGACCGCTACCTAGGCTTGGGGATTCTCCTTTTTTATCCCTGAGTTTTTGGCAAGACATACGAGGTTCAATCCGTGCAGTCCTCTTCGGGGTTATCGACCGATATATAAAACTGCTCAGTCTAGTAGAATATATCCATTTAGGTAAACCCTGCTCTGTTCGATCCATTAACAACAGGTGCCCATCTTTCGCAAGACACTACCCCTATATGGATGAATCAAACAAAGTGGGTAACTTTGTTCTATGTAGGCTTTGGTAGGGAATAATTTACTGCTTATAGTAGTTGATAATTAAATAAAAATTTTCCTTGCTGCCGCCCTCTCCCTTAGGGGATGGGTAAAGAATGGATAGTATATATTGTTGAACTAGTAAAATTTTGGCTTATGGAACTTGATATGTTGATTAGAAGTGCCCTGAGTGATGCCAAGTGGTTAATTGCTAAGGGCGGCACGGATAGGGCAGAAGTCCTGAATCGTGTGATGGGTAAGATTGATAATGTCCTGAAGGAACTGGATGGGGCTGACCTCATTGACCTCAACAAGGTATGGCATCAGGCGAAAGATGTTATGCCGCCAAGCGTTTATGGTGGTAATCATGCAGACTTTCTGTGTGTGCATCAGTTCAAACCAACCTCTCATCCTAGCCTTACTCATGAAGAGTACTGCCATGAGTTTGAGGAGTATCTTAAAGCGAGTCCGAATGACTGGTGGTGCAGAACTGGGGATTTGTTGAAGAAGGAACATCGTGAACTTTATTGGAGATAGATATGGAAATAGAAGTATGGAAGCCTATCGAAGGTTATGAGGATAGATACGAAATATCCAATTTGGGTAGAGTAAAATCCTTGGAACGTAGAATTAGAATTGCAAACGGTCGTTATCGAGTAAAGAAACAGAACATACTGAAGGAAAATCGTGCCCTTCCATATACTATGGTTCGTTTAAGCGAGAAACCTTTTTATGTTCACAGATTGGTCGCTAATGCTTTTTGTGATAATCCGTGTGGGTATAATGAGGTAAACCACAAAAATGAAAACACCAGAGATAACAGAGCTGAGAATCTAGAATGGTGTGACCATAAATATAATTGTAATTATGGTACAAGAAATATTCGACAAGCTGCTAAATTAATAAATGGTAAATGGGCAAAATCGGTTGTTCAGTTAACATTGTCTGGCGAATATGTTGCAACCTTTCCGTCAGTAGCAGAGGTTCATAGACAGTTAGGGTTCAGTAAAGCACCAATAACATGCTGTTGTAAGCATTATAAATATTACACATCTTCTCATGGTTATATGTGGATGTTTGAATCAGAATATAAAAACAGAAAATATGGTAAGTAGGTCTGCTAAATATTATCAAGAGCATCCTTTAGCAAGAAAAAGAAAAGCCATGTACGATAGCAAATTTGAGAGTTCTCCGTCTCAAAAAAAGAAAAGAAGGGAACTTGCAAAATTTAACGCTGCACACGATAAAAAGTATGGATCAGCTTCTCGAAGGGGTATGGATGCTTCACATACCAAGTCAGGAATCAGGTATAAACCATCATCGGTGAATCGTGGTTCCAAGACGGATATGGCTGGAGATAGAAGAGCTAGGGGCGGTCGCTGATAGTGATTGCCGGAACATACGGAAAGAATAAGAGGGAGTGCTCACGCATTCCCTCTTCCGTTATCAACAATCTATTAACCTTAAATAAAAACCTTTAACCTATGAACTTTAATTTCTAATCACTAAAATCAATGAACAAAATATTTTTTAGAACCCATTAACCTTCCTCCTCAGACATCTGCTTCAACTTCTCTGTAAGCGCATTTGCAATCTCACGCTTATCTTCGAGAGTGACGGTCTGCAGCTTCGGACAATTAAACTCCAGCATCTTGATGAAGGTGCTGACCTTATCCTTCGGCTCGCATTTGTACCATGCAGCCATAAAATCATCCCAAGCATCTCTAGTGAAGTCGGCACACAGCTCACGAAACTCCTTCTTGATAGGAGACTCGTAACCTTTCTGCTTTCCGCCGGATTTCGCCCGACCTTTCTCGAACTGACCTTTAGAATTTCTGTCTGTTGCCATATCCTTCACTAAATGTACTGCAAAGGTACACACAATCCTGCACATAGAAATCTTATCTATTAACTTTTTGCTGCTAAGTTAATGGATAAGATGCTTATATAATAAGGTATAGTTATCTTTGCTGCAGTTTAAACGTTTAAAATAAATTTTTATGTTAGGATCATTAATCGGTGCAGGACTCGGTGTTGCAAGTAGTATCTTTGGTGGCATATCAGCCCGAAAAGCAAGACGAAAGCAGGAACGGATGCTTGCACAGCAGGAACAGGAAAATCAGGCATGGTATGATAGGAAGTACAATGAAGACCCTACCAAACGTGCCGATACCGTAAGATTGCTCACTCAGATGCAGGAGCAGATCAAGAACAGAAACAAAGCTGCTAGGGGCAGACAAGCGGTGATGGGCGGTACGGAAGACTCCACCACAGCAGTGAAGGAAGCGAACAACAAGACTCTTGCCGACACGACCTCCCAGATTGTGGCTGCAAATGAGTCTCGCAAGGATGCCATCGAAGGTCAGTATCAGGCTAAAAAGGATGCTATTCAGAACAAGAGAATGGGGCTGGAGGCAGAAAAGGCTGCTGGTACTGCTAGCGTGGCTGCTGGTGTTGCCGGAACTGCTGCCAATATCGCTGCCACCATTGATGGTGGATTGGGCAATAGCAAGGTTGCCAGACCTAGTGTTTCATCGCCTACACAAGTTGATATGGATAAGCTCGATGCCAAGGTTGGTGCGGCTCCTACACAGCAGCAAGTGGCGAGTGATTTGAACGATATGATAGGTGATAATGCACCTAAAAAGGTAAACGTATAGCTTATGGGATTGGCAGATTATTTACGAACGAACAATGGCTTGAAGACTACACAGGGTGTACTCAACAAGCAGCAGAGTGGTGTGGATGCTGCTCAGAAGGCTACTCCTGGGCAGATGAATATGAACACCGCACAAGCTATGCTCCATGGCAAGGAGGAGCAGCTTACTCCTCCCAAAGATTCCCATGAGCAAGCGGTGAGAATGAACCAGCAGACTGCCGAGGGTATGCTGAACGGATCTATCCCTATCGTGAAGAAGGAAGAGCCGAAGCCGGAACCCAAGCAGGAGCCGGAAAAGAAGCAGTTGACCTATGCAGAAATGTATAAGATGCTGAATCCTGCTGATAGTGAATCTCCTGAGCAGAGAGCACAGAGAGAGAAGAACGAGAAGCGGAAGGCTCGTATTGCTGCCTTTGGGGATGGTCTTCGGGCACTCGCCAACATCGTCTTCGCCAGCAAGGGAGCCAAGGTGGTACACAATCCTGAGTCGGATATGACTGCTGCCATCAACAAGCGCAAGGCTTATATGGATGCTCAGCGTAAGAAGAATCGGGCGGCTTGGCTGACTGGCTACCAGAGGGCATTGGCTCTTGATGAGGAAGCTCGGAAGAATAACCTGACTCTTGCCGAGCAGATTAGACATAACGTGGAGAATGAGGGTATCGCTAAGACAAAGCTGGATCAGAGTCAGCAGAGAATTGATGTTAACAGAATGCGTATCACCAACCAGCAGGAGTACAATCAGGCTAGACTTGAACTGGATAGACTTTGGAAGGAAAACAAGATAAGCCAAGGAGAAAAAGAACTTGCTATCAAGCTTCTGAATGCACAAGCTAATCAAATCCGTGCAAACAAGTCAGGTGGTGGGCGTGGCAGTCGTGGTGGTTCTTCTAAAGAAGACTGGGATTCTGAATATCTCAAACTGAATGGAGAACATCCTTCTGAGGTGGCAGATGCTAATCAAACCGTAGCAAATGGAGGTATCAAACCAAATACTGCTGCAGGACGAAAGCAAGTTGTGAAGATAGTCAGAAAGAAGATTGCCCATAAGGGTGGAGGATTATCCCATGGTGGCGGTTCTACGAGTAACAATAGTCGAGCTAAGCAATTAGCCAAAAAGTACGGATTTTAAAGAGTAATATTATGCCAGATAATGTAGATAAGTTATTTGAAATAATGCAGGCGAAAGGTGCTGCTAGTGATAGAGGTAAGTTCCGAAAAGTATTCTTGACTCCTGGTAATAAGGGGTATAAGATAAGAAAGGATATTTATGATGGTCTCAGGGCAGACGGCATTATAGATAGTCCTACTTACGAGGATTTTAGACGAAAGCTAAGACTTGGTGGTACTCCAACAGTCAATAAGTATCGTCAGCAAATGTTTAACTCTGTTGACCCAAACAAGAGCAGAGCATCTGAACTTACTCATAGAGCGATAGGTCAGGCTGTAAGAGCAACCAACAATGTCCGTAAGCCGGTTGTCGCTAAGGTTGTGAATCGGAAAGGTAAGCTAACTGGAGAGAAGTTTGCCATTACTCCTGCCAAGACCGTAGAAGACCTTGATAGGGAGTATGCTCAGGAGACAACAAAGAATTGGGAGAATGAACTGCATGACCAGATGGCTGATGCCGACAAGGATGCAGCCAAGATTAGCGATATGTTCAAGTCCTTCATCGGTTCTACTGATGAGGTGGGTAGCGTATGGGGTAATATGACTAGGGGTGGTGGTATGGCTGGTACTCCTCATAGTGTTACTACCAACAATGGTATCTTGGAGAATACAGAAGCCCGACAAATTCTTGCTGCTGGTGATTACAATCGTAAGAGAAGAGAACTCTTGCAGTTGGAGCAGGATTCGAGAAATGGTGCAATCTTTGACAATCATTCTTTTTTTAGAGGTATGTATGATGCTGCCAAAGATACTGGATTCCTGACTGGCGGTGCTTCTGACCTTATTAATTCTGGCTCCTTGCTGGCAACCAAGCAGGACTTGGATAAAGGAATTCATACGGAGGCTGGTGATATGCTTCTGCAGCAAGCGGTAAAGAATAGCGATGCACAGAGTCAGTATGGTGACAATCAGGGATGGATGTACACTGGTGGTATTATCACTACCAATATGGCTCCTTTTATGGTGCAAATTGGTAGTGCTGGATTCTCCAAGGGTATGAGTAACACTATTGGTAAGGTAGTGCAGGGTGCTGCTTCAAAGGTAGCATTGGGTACTATGGAGAAAGCTACTGGAATGGTTGGTGCTCATATCGCAAACTATATCGGTAAGGTAACTGGTCTTACTACAAAGGCTTTCGGAAAAGCTATCCAGTATGGAATCGTAGGTGCTGCCCAAGCTAATACGGTTGGTCTTGGAAATGTTGCTAACGATGTGATTAACCGCTATACTGGTCAGGTCTATCAGGATGAGCAGGGTAACTACAAGTTCGGCACTTTTGATAGTGATGGTAAACTTGTGCATGAAGGCGGTGAAGACTTCCTTACTTCCCTTGTAAAGGGTGAAGCGGCTCAGACCATCGAGTTTGCTACTGAATTGGCTGGCGGTGGCATTGATGCTGCTGGTACTGCCTTGAAGAACTTCGTTACCAAAGGTGGCAAGAAGATCATCAACAAGTACAATATGGAAAATGTTTCCAAGGTGATAGACTTCCTGCTCAACAACAAGGTATCAAAGCACGCAAGATATTTGAAGGCTGGTGCTGACAGAACTCTTGGCAATGTAGAACTCAATAGTATTGTTGGTGAGTCTCTGGAGGAGGAGTTGGGTATCATCGCCAATACGGTCTTTACTGGTGATAATAAAATCTCAGACTTGTGGGATGAAAAGCAGCAGTCTCAGATATGGGGCGGCATGCTCTTGTCTATCGGATTGATGAAGGGTGCTGTCGCTCCTTTCCATGCTTATAATGCCAAGCAGTATTATTCCTATAAGCATAAGTTGAATAAGGCTGATGTGAATCTGTCTCAGTTGCTCGGTAAGGAGAAGTGGGATGAACTCCGCAACAAGATTGATGCTACGACAAACAAGGATATGCCTGAACTGATTAACAAAATCAATCGTGATGTTGCTCTTGGCAAGAACAGACAGCCAGTGCGTGAGTACATTCAGAACTTGCTTATCATGCGTGGTTACGACATCGGCAATATGCTTGCTGCAAAGAAGGCAGTTGAAGATAAGGGTAAAGGTGTCTCCGTGAAGAACATGGAGAAGAATCAGGCATACCAGCAGGGTCGTGATGCCTACGGCTATGATACACATGAGATTCAGTTGGATCAGGCAGACAAACAGAAGACTCTTGCCCAGCTTCTTGGTATCACAGAGCAGCAGTTATCTACGATGAGTGATGAGGAACTTGATAACCTGTCAGGTCGTGATGATAACTTGGATAAAGCTATCTATGATTATCAGTTATCGACTATCCGTTATCAGGGTGTTGCTGATAATGCCCAAGATCAGGTTGACTTGGCTGCTCAGAAAGCTGCCCAAGCGGTTGATATGTACACCGACAAGTCACGTAACACAATACGTAACGCTACAATCAAGGCTGCTGGCGGCTTAGAAGACTATGGTGTGTACGTTATCAATGGTAACATAGCTACCCATGATGATGGCTCTATTGATGTTGGTAATAGCGATGATATGATTCTCTTCTATGATCCTACTACCAATACTGTAGAACATGCAGATGCTACTAGATTTGCAGAACTCGGAAGCGAGGAGAATGCTGATGAGGTAAGAAATCAGGCTGTTGCTGATGCAAAGGAGAATGCCATTAAGGAAATCACCGGAATAATTGATGGTGTCGTGGAAGTCGGTACTCAGTTCAAGACTATTGATGCTGACGGTACAGAACATACCTATGAGGTTCTTGCTGACAATGGCGATGGTACGGCTATGATTACCATAGATGGAAATATCCCTACACAACTTGTCAAGGGTGAGAATGTAAATGTTCCAGTCTCGTTTGAAGAGTTGCAGAAAATGAAGGATGCTTCTGATCAGCAGAGATTGCAGGCAGCAAAGGCTCAGCGAGAACAGATGGAGAAGGAGCGTGCTGAGCAGCAGATGCAAGCACAGACTACACAAGCAGAGAATCCTGCTCAGGAAAACAACACTCAGTCAGCACCTATCGAAGATAACCTAGACTACTCTGATATAATCAGAGAGGATGGTAAGGTTCAGATGGTAGATGTTTTTGATAAGGATGGAAATAATCTGTTCCCTGATGCTAAAGATGTGTTTTATATCCAAGGAAACAAGATGAGAACCAAGTTTGCTTACATTGATGCAAATGGAGAGTTGAAGAAACAGAGCTTCCCTACTGGCTTGGTTAAGATAAAGACAAGGGGTGAAGTATCTGTTGATGATTACAAGAAGTATCGTAGTATGATACTCTCTGCTGAATCTTCTGCTGTGCCTGAATCCTCAATGATAGAGGATAATAGTGGTGCGATAGAGGCTGATAGAGGTGGAATAGAGGTGAATGATGAACTCCCACCAGTTCCTGATAATGTGACAATCAATGGTGATGGAACATACTCTGTTGATGGTTCTGTGCAGGGTGGAGAAAATACTACTGCTCCTGCTGAACAGACAGAACAGACTCCTGCTATGACTCTCGAAGATGGAACCATCGTGCCTATGCTGGAGGATGGCAATCCTGACTTCTCGAAGCTGACTGCTGATCAGACTGCTGAGTTGTATGACTCCCAGTTTGGTGAGGATGCTGATAGCGTAATCAGTGGATGGGTATCTGATGCCAAGAAGGCACTCGACAAGGCGAACAATATGACCGTGAAGGGTAAGAACTTCGTGGAACAGAAGGCTGCAAAGGAAGCTAAGGAGAAGGCGATTGCTGATGCTCAGGCTGCCTATGACTCTGCTATTGCTATCCGTGATGCCTATAACAGCAGACAACTTGCCAAGGTGGAGGATGATGCAGATGGCAGAAAGAATCTCATTGAGAAGGCGAGAAGAAAGTACAATCGCTTGAAGAGTGCAGTGAAGGATGATGCTGAGGCAGTATCTCAGCTTTATAAAGATGTTGTCGGTTCTCTCCTGCATCGTCTGTATGATGGCACTGGCATTGATGTGACTGATACCATTCCGCTTACTGCTGAAGAATATGTGGCTAGCAACCTCGGTGCTCACTCTCTCAACTATGAGGGTACAGAGACAAGTAAGGGTGTTAAGCAGGAGACTGGATTGAGCAGGGAAGACTTTGCTAAGACTCAGCTTCTCGCTGCTGATGGCAAGGGAACTACCATTGATGATCTCGTACATAGTCTGTGGGAGAATCGTCCATCCAACCTTGAATCTCTCAATACTCAGGATATTCGCAATGCTCTTATTGATGTGCTCACTAGCGGTTTCAAGGCTTCGGAAGCTAGAAACTACATTGAAAACCTCCGTATCGCTCAGGCTGAGAACATTCTTGAAGAGCAGAATAAGGCGGATGACAATGCTGCATTCGCTGAGGAGAATAAGGCAGAATCAGAACAACAGACTGAAACGGCTCCTGAATCTGAGGAGAAGACTGGGGAAGATAACTCTGATGAGATTAATGATGAGGAGAATGAGCAGACAAATGCTCCTGAGCAGAATAAGTTCCCTGACAAACTAAGGGAGGGTAGCAAGGCTATTGAGGTTCCTGATGATGCAACGGAAGAGAATCCTCTTGGCTTGCAACTTAGCGAAGATAAGGTTCCGTTTGAAATTGAAGGAGGAAAGAGCGGTGAGACATATAACATAAATGATAATGAAGACAGACAGAGACTTATCAATGACAACAAGGTGGATGATAAGGACATCTTGGATATTGATATGCCTAAACATGTACACAAGGCTATTAAGGAGTTGTGTAAGAAGATGGGATTGAAGGTTCAGTTCCTTTATATGGGCGCAAGGTCAAATGGTTGGATAGAAAATGGAACCATGTATCTTGCTCTGGACACAGAGAAGGCTACCCAGTTTGTCTTTGGTCACGAAATGACTCATGCCATCAAGCAGAAGAATCCTGAGGCATACAAAGAACTTGTTAAGGTTGCTATGGCGGTAACAACAAGGAAGAAGTTTGAGGAAGACTTGGCAAAGGTTTACCAAAACTATTATGGTATCTCTGGATATAACAATGTTGATGATTATGTTGAGGAGGTTGTTGCTGATAACTTAGGAAAGTTTATTAATGACTTTGACTTGGCACAAAAGTTCTCTCTTCGTCTAAATCATCCTGTATTGGCAACGATTCTTCATGCTATACAGAAGATAAAGAGTCTGTTATATGGAGACTTCTACAAGTCGGTAGATGCTTTGGAGCGTATCGTTGAAAAGGCTTACGTGAAGACTGCCAAAGGTGAGGTGACAAACTCTGAGACTGGCGAGGACGTTTCTTTCTCTCTCCGTCAGAAGCCTGAGCCTAAGAAGAAGGGTGTCGGCTATAAGGTGTTCGTATTGAAGGATGGTAAACTCTATCCGCCAATGGTAGCGAACCCTGATGGTGCTGCTACTCCAGTTGGTGTATGGCTCGATGCTGATGCGGCTCCTATTGCAGGAGAAAGCAAGACTGGCAGACCTCAGGTAAAGCAGGGCGGCAAGGGCACACAAGGTGGCAGCGGTAAGCTAGCCTATAGACCAGGATGGCATCTTGGTGTAGTGCCTTACGCTATCCAGTTCAACCTCAAGGATGCTGAGGGCAACAAGACTCTCTTCCCTAAGAACTTCGTTTTCGCTGAGGTGGAGTATGCTGCTGATGTTGATTATCAGGAGGAAGCTCGCCAAGAGGGTATCAATCCATCCGGCAAGTATCAGCATTCATTGGCTGGCTTGAAACATTTGCCTACTGATGGCTATTATATGTATCGTACCAACCCGAACCCTGAGACTGACCCTTGGGTGATTACTGGTGCGATGAAGGTGAACCGTATCTTGACCAGAGCAGAGCAAGCGGAACTTGTGAAGAATGCTGGTCGTGAACCTCAGCAGATTCAGGAGGGCGATATTGTTACTGATGATGTTGTGAACAGCATCAATCAGGAGATAGCTGATGCTCCTAAGTTCTCGTTAAAGGTATATCATGGCAGCGGTGCTGACTTCACTGAGTTTGACTTCGACCACATGGGCGAGGGTGCTGGCTCACAAGTGTTCGGTTGGGGTGGATATGTTACATCTTCCAAGAAGATAGGAAAAAGCTATGCTACTCTGATGGATAATGACCCTTCTAGAGCATATTATCGCATACAGCGTTCTAATGGTACAAGGTTCGCCAAGAAATATCCTACACTAGATTCATTCCTGCATGGTGATAAGCAAATAGCCATGAATGACAAGTTCACAGAGCAGGAAAAGATTGACTACTACAATGAAATGAAGAAGTTGGCTGAGCCATACCATAATCTCTATGAGGTGGATATACCTGAGGATAATGGCAGCAACTATCTGAATTGGGATGCTCCTATAACTGATGAACTGATAGATAAGGTAGCTAAATCACTGCCTTCTTTGCGTAGCTACGATATTAAGGACTTGAAGAAGGATAGAACCTTTGACAACTTCTATAAGACTATCTCAATGAGAAGTGCTAAGGATGATGCAACCTTCAATGATGATAAGGCAGCAAGCCAACTTCTCGCTTCTCTTGGCTATACTGGCATCAAGTATAAGGCTGGTCGTAACTTTGGTGGTGCAGAGGAAGGAGATACCAACTATGTTATCTTCAAGCCTGAGGATATGAGAATTACAGAGCACACAAAGTTCTCGTTGAAGAAGGTAAACGATGCTTTCAATCAGAGGTTAGATGAGTTAGTGAAGAATCCTAACCAAAAGGATAAGATTCTTCGCTTGGGTCGCTCTAGTTCCTTTTTAAAGGCTGGTGGAATTGCTGATGCAGAAATAGAACTGGACTTTGATAAACTAATGCGCAAATCAAAACAAGGATATGTACATGAGCATCCTTTTGATGCAACTGATGTTAAAGACCTTCCTATGGCTATTGCAAACCCAATTTCTGTGTTTGACAATACAAATGGGCGTAATGATGGTCAGGTTATATTAACTGAGTTAAAGAAAGAGGATAGGAACTTTATTGTAGCTATACAGACAGAGAATCAAAATAGAAAAGGTGGTGTTGTCTTGAAAGTGAATAAGATAGTTACATTGTTCCCGAAGGATGCAAGAGGTGTCATCAACTGGTTTAATCAAGGAAAAGCCACAAATATAGACAAAGAAAAAGCCCTTCACTTTATCGAGGCACTCCAGAACCATTCTGGAACCACAATAACAGATGAAGAGCTTAAATCTGCTGCAAATATAATCAATTCTTTTGAGACTACCAAGAAAAATGGCGAAAAAGTTGATGTTGATGGCACAAAATTCTCATTGAAGGATGAAGAATACCTGAAAGCGGTGGAAGATGGCAATATGGAAAAGGCTCAGAAGATGGTGAATGAAGCTGCCGATGCTGCTGGCTATTCTACAGATTCCAGCTATCAAGGTACATCTGCCTTCAATGGTGCTGCACCTTGGGGTAATGGTTACTTCTTGACAAAGGACGAACGCAAGGAGGCTTGGGATAATGGCGAGTTTGAAGGGGAATCAACTCTTGGTGATTATATCAATGATGATATTGATGGCGGCAACTTGGAGGAGTTGACTAATGCCGCATCTTATCGTGCAGCTGACCCTATGCGTAAGGAGGCTATTGATAACGTTCGTAATGCTATTCAGAAGAAAGCAAAGACTATTACAATGTATCGTAGTGTTCCTTCTGATGTGAAGGAAGGTTCTTTCCGAAATGGTGACTGGGTTACTCCAAGTCGTGCTTATGCTGTTGATAATGCAAAATTGCATGGATGGGGTGACGATTACAACATCATCGAACAAAAAGTTCCTGTTGATGATGTGTGGTTTGATGGCAACGATATTGCAGAATGGGGCTATGGTCGTGAGGAAGATTATATCAATGATACAGACTTCGCCTATAAGAACAGCAAGAACAACAAAAAGTTGCTTGATGCCGTTACCTATGATGATAATGGTAATGTGATTCCTTTGTCTCAGAGATTCAATGAGAAGAATAAGGATGTGCGTTTCTCTTTGAAGGATGAGAAGACTATGTTTGGTATGCACAACATCAGCGTTGATAAGCTAAGAAAGGCTATCAAGCAGGGCGGTTTTGCGGCTCCTTCTATGGGTGTTGTTGACTCCAAGAACGGAATCTACTCTGACTATGGTGAGATTACCCTGATTCCTAAGGCAGAGAAACTGGCTAAGAGAACTGGCAAGAATGCTGGAACCTTCACGGCTGATGCTTGGACACCTACCTATCCTCAGGTGGAGAGAATCATGAATAAGCAGGGTGAGAAGGCTTTCAATACCGACATGAACGTGAAACTTGGTGATGTTGATAATGGTATCTATTCCAATGTAAGAGAAAGCTGGAAGGGATATTTGTCAAGTGGCGATGTTCGTGACGGATTGTACTGGCACTACTTGTTTGATAAGGGCATGAATCCTGAAACTATCTATCAGACTGGCAAGTATGACAACGACATTACCAACGAGGTAATGCGTATCTCAGATAATGGCAACAAAACTGATTATACTGATAAAGAGGTAGCAGAACTGATTCAACTGATGAATAAGGCTACTGGCAAGGATAATGACGTAGATGCTCAACGTGAGAAATTGAAGGCTCGTATCGCAAGTGCAGAAAAGCAGGGTAATCATTTGCTTGTTGCTTTGAAGAAGAAACGTCTTGAAGAACTTGAAGGCGTGGAGAACTTCTATATCGCTGCTGATTTCGTGAATGATGTGGTTCGCAATAACAGAAAGAATGGAAAGGTAGATGTTCACGACACGATGGGGGCTGCAAAGAAGAAGGTGGAGGATAATAAGAAGTTATCTGATGATTTCCCATCTTGGCTGGATAAGAAGACAGAGGAATATGGTGTTGAGGAAATGCTTTATAATGGCACTACCCCTAGCGGTAAGCCTAAGTATATCCCTAATACTATAGACAATGCTGTGAAGCTCATGAAGAAACAGGGTGTGGCAGGCGGCTACACTGCCTTCGGTTCGGAACTGGGTGTGTTCATAGCAAAGAACTCTCCTGAGGTTAATACGCTTGCTGCCATGAAGAATGCCAAGGATAAGTTGATTCCTTTTGGCGATGAGAGACATAACCAGATAAAAGACAAGATTACAAAGGAGTTCTTGGAATTGTCTGATGAAATCCGTGTTGGCTCTAATAACAGATATGCGTTTGATGATAGCGGTGTTTCTCGTATGGTTGAACTTACTGACCATAAGGGAAATGAAAAGGAGTATTTGAAGAAGGCTTATAATATTGAGGTATCTGATGAGTGGATGGATAGATACAATAAGTTGCTTGATACAATCAAGAAAGACTATAAGGTGTTCTATTTTGAAACCAAGTTTATGAGACCTTACGGACTCGATGAGTTTGAGAAGGCTATCGTTCCTAGCGATACTCCAAGCGATGTGGTGGATGCCTTGAAGAAGGCTGGCATTGATGTGAGCAGTTATGAGCGTGGAAATGCTGAGGATAGACAGAAGGTTACTATGGATGCTATCAATAGTAGCGACAATATCCGATTCTCTCTCGCTGGCGAGCGTGGTGCGGCTGCTGCTGACAAGGCAGAGGAGCGTACTGCTCGTATGGATAATCTCTCTGTGGCTCGCAAGATGGAAGAGGAGAAGAAGGATGCCAATGCAATCAAGATGGCTACTGGCTGGGAGCGTGGTGCTGATGGCAAGTGGAGATACGAAATGCCTGATGCCAAGATAAATGACACGATGGACGTAGGCGGTGGACACATCGTTAAGCGTTATGAGGATGATATGCTCTGGAATGGCGGCAAACTATCTAAGGTGATTGATGCACCTGAACTATTCAAGGCTTATCCTCAGTTGAAAGATGTGCGTATTGAAACGGATGCCATTATGAACGATATGCCTTCAAATGGTGAATATAATGCCAAGACAAACACCATTACCATCCATGCTGACGAGCTGAAATATATGAATAGTATATTGAATCACGAGATTCAGCATGCAATCCAGTCTATTGAGGGCTTTGATAGAGGAGGTAGCCCTAGATTGGTTAGAGGTGAGATTAAGAATAGATTAGCAGAGGTCACTAAGCAGATTCGCCAGTTGCGTGCAGAAGGCAAGGAAGATGAGGCTAAGGCTATTGTTGAGAAGAACAGAGGTCTGTATAATGCTTATCAGGCGAATGATGATTACAACAGCTACAAGTCGCTTGCTGGCGAGGTGGAAGCAAGAAATGTGCAGGAAAGAATGAACATGACTCCTGAGGAGAGAAGAAAATCTCTCGCTGAATCTACTGAGGACGTGGCTCGTAAAGACCAGATTCTGTTGGGTGTGGGCGATGTGTCCTTCTCTCTACGTGATATGGCTGACGGAAAGGAGAGTGGGGCGGCTGATATGGCTGAGGACTTGAAGAGTCTGAACACTCCTGATGAGGTGGATGATGCTATCAAGACTGCCATTGATGATATGCCTAGCGGCTGGAAGATGGCTAACAAGAAGATGATTCATGTTGCTCAGGCTCTGGGTGAGAACCGCAAGGCAGAGATTGCTGGCGAGGAACCTAAGTTCTCCCTGAAGGATGGCACTCTCATTAAGGCTGGAACCTACTTTAGCGGTGGCGGTCTTGTTGAGGAAGGCTTGAAGGGCATCATCGACCCAGTGGTGGCAGTGGAGTATGACGAGAAGATAAGCGGTGTATATCGCAATAACTTCGGGCAGCACATTGTTACTGCTGATGTTCGTGATGTTGACCCTAAGGAGTTGGTGAAGCAGATAGATGGCGAGGTGGAGTACTTCCATGCCAGCCCAGTCTGCAAGAACTACTCTCAGGCGAAGAGTAACCATGCTGAGGTGGAACTTGACAAGGAGACTGCTGCTAGTACTGCCGAGTTCATCAATGCCGTAAAGCCAAAGGTGGTGACCATTGAGAATGTGAAGGGCTATAAGGATTCGGATGCGATGAAGATTATTACCGATGCTCTGGATGCCAACGGCTACACTTGGGATGCAGATGTGTATAACGCTGCTGACTATGGTGGCTACACCAACCGAGAGAGATTGATTGTCCGTGCGGTTCGTGATGGCAAACTCCCTGAAAAGCCAAAGAAGTTGGCACGCAAAAGCGGATGGTATGAAGCTGTGGCTGATATTATCCCGACCCTGACTGAGAAGAAGAATGGTGTGGCTCCTTGGATGGATATTCGCTTGAAGGCTGATGGCATTGACTGGAGAAACATAGACAAGCCATTGTATGTGATGGGTAGTGCCTACGCAGACGGAAAGGTTCCTCATGCCTTTGCTGATGAACTCCTGCCAACACTCAGAACCAAGAGCGGTGATGTGATTGTGATGCCTGACGGCAAGGTATATCGTGCCATGGGCAGAGTTCTCGCTAGAGTATCAGGAGTGAGCGATGATTACAAGATGCCATTCTCTGAGAACCTGAGCCATACCATCATCGGAAACGGAATCCCTACCCAGTTGACGGAACATGTTATTGCTCCTCTGCTTACTGGTTCTGACCCTAAGTTTAGCATCCGTACCTATCATGGTACTGGTGCTAGCTTTGACAAGTTCGATTTGTCTCATGCCTTGGAAGGCGAGGGAAGTGAAACATTTGGTCATGGTGTATATGTTACCAACTCTAGCAAGATTGGACGTGAGTATGCCCAGAGAGCCAAGCAGAGAAAGATGGCTGACCTCTATAAGAATATGCGCTACCCTGATGGGGTGAAGGGCGATATTTTCAAGAGAAGAGTCTTTGGTGAAATGGTGAACGATGTGGCTACTGGCGGTAGTGTGGCAAGTGCCAAGGAGTTTGCCAAGAAACGTATCGGTGCTGATGCCAATGATATTCAGCGTACCCTTGAAAACTTGAAGGATAGAGAGAAGGGTACAGAGTACGAGCAGAACTTGAAGGATAGACTTGCAGAGTATAAGGAAGGTTTGAAGTGGATTGATTCTCTTGATGAAGACTATCTGACTCAGGGAAATGCCAACCGTTATGATGTGGATATTCCTGATGATAATGGCAGCAACTATCTGGATTGGGAAAATCCGATGAGTGAGGAACAGATAAATGCTATACGTGATGCTTTGGCTAAGAAAGGTGTTGATGTTTCATCTTGGGAGAAGAGAGGTTTCAAACTGGATTTACCTTTTAAAAAAGTATATTCTATGGTTCTTCCAATGATGATGCGTTATAAACCAGAGGATGTAAGTCAGTTCCTTTCTTCTCTTGGCTTTACTGGCATTAAATACCCTGCTGGCATGATTTATGGCGGTGCTGAGGAAGATGATTACAACTACGTAATATTCGATGAGGATAATGCCAATATCGTGGGGAATACCCGATTCTCCTTGCGTGGCTCTACTCCTTACGACAAGCAGATGGAAGAGTGGAAGGAGAAGAACCATCTGGATAAGGATGCAGCTCCTATGGAGAAGCCTATCAAGCAGGATAATGAGAACATATTTGACTATATGAACAGAATGGTGGAGTGGACTCGCAATCAGAATTTGTGGAAGACTGCTCCTAAGCAGACTGGATTCCAAGATGCACTCGCCAAGTGGAAGGCTGATAATGGTCTTTCTCCTGATGCTTATCCGCCAGTCCGTCCTCATCGTGAAAACTATTCAACTGAAATCGGTTATACAGAAGACTTGGAAGAGTACAACAAGAAGAAGGAACTCTGGAAGTCTGCTCCAAAGCCAAAGGATTTTGATTTATCTGTTGACTTGGAGGATATGAACAAGCAGCTTCGCAATATCAGAAAAGCGGTTCTGAATCAGAAGAACTATGATCAGAGAACGGTTAAGGCGGTATCTGACCTTGTAAGAAAGATGCTCAACATCGGATGGGGTGACGGACTGAGCAGGGGTAAGGTGGGCAACCTTCTCTCTGCTGCCAAGAATGCCACTGGAGCCAATGATGTAAAGAAGTACCTAGACAAGGCTATGGGAATCCTTGCTGAAAACTATCTCAACCGTCTCTCTACTGCCTACGACAACCTTATCAACACCAAGGGCGCAAGGGCAGACCAGAGCGGTGTGATTAAGATGGGTTCTCTTGATGCCAAGGGTCAGGCTTTCATGAGCGAGTATAAGAAGGCTATCAATATGGATGATAAGTCTCTGAATACCTATATAGCAAACATTGAGGAAAATTCTGCCAAGAATGAAGACAATGTGGAAATGAATGACTACAGACTGGCTGGCATTCAGGCTGCCATCATGTATAAGCAGCAGATTGGCGGAAATGATGCCGATATTTCCGAGTTGCAGAGACAGATTGGCGAGTTGAAGAATAAGAAGGATGCTACCAAGGAAGACAAGGATTTGTTGAAGTCTTTGGAAAAGAAACTCTTTGAGAATAAGTTTGACCGCATTACCATGTACGAGAATCTCCTGAACAATATTCAGAGAATGGTGAAGGAAAGTAAGGGTAGGGCAAAGGAGTTCCGAGAGGAGATTACCGAGCACAAGAACGAAATCCTGCATCGTGCCAATTTGGATTTGGAAGGTGTGGATTCTACCTATTATGATACCACAACTGCCAAGAAGAAACTGGTGAACAATGACTTGCAGCGTGCAGTGTTCTCTTCTACCTATACCTTTGAGCAGTTCTTGAAGTTCTTCGGTAAGAAAGCAGCAAATGGCGAGGGTTACTTATACAACTACTTCACGAAACTGAACCAAGATGCTCTTGATGAGGAACAGCTATATAATGAAATGAACCGAAATGCCCTTGATGAGAAGACCAAGGAACTGTTCGGCAAGGAGAAGTTTATGAAGCTGGTAGGTATTGATGGTAAGGGCATGAAGGAAATGGACGTTGAGGTTACTGACTACTCCAACAAGGAGACTGGTAAGCGAACCATCCATCTGAAACAAGGTCAGATGCTCTATATCTATCTGGTCAACAAGGAGACTGATGGAGAAATGAAACTACGTGCTATGGGTATCACAGAGGAAGATGTGGCTGCAATAGAGGAAAATCTTGACCCAAGAGTGAAGGCTATGGGTGAGTGGTTGCAGGATGAATACCTTCCTGAGTGTCAGAGAAGATACCAAGCTACCCATACCAAGTACTTCGGTGCTCCTATGAAGGAGGTGGAGAACTATTTCCCTCTTGCCATCAATAACCGAGCAAGAAACGTTAAGGAAGATGTGAATCAAGATTCTGATGCAATGAGTCAGTTGGCTGGTACATCTACTGGTGCTATTGTTACTCGTAGAGTGAATGTGATTCCTCTTGATATTGAGAATGCTGATGCCTTTGAGGTTGCCTTCAACCATTTGCAGGAAATGGAGGAGTGGTCGGCTATGCTGCCATTCAGACAAGACGTCAATACGCTGCTGTCTTACACTCATTTCAGGAACCAAGTACAGAATATGAGTTCCGTGGCTTATGGTAGTGGTAAGACCTTGTGGGATGAGTTCAAGCAGACCGCACAGATTGCTGCTGGCACATACAAGCCAAAGGTGAATGCTGGTATGATGGATAGCAGGATTGCTGCTGCCATGGGTGGTATCGCTGTCGCTAAGATTTCGGGTCGCTTATGGACTGCCATCAAGCAGAGCCAGTCAGCAACGGTATTCCTTCCTGAGTGTGACTTTACCCGATTCGTGAAGAATGGAGTTAACCCTTACGGCTCATGGAAGTGGGCGATGGAGAATATTCCTGATTTCAGAAAGCGTGTTGAGAATATGACCTATGGCGATGTGAAACTGAGGCAGTATCTTGATGAACTGGAGAAGTGGCATGATTGGACTAAGACTATATCCAAGATAGGTATGGCTCCAAATATCCTTGTGGATGGAATAACTTGCGCTGTAGGTGCTCGCTCAGTTTATGAAACAGAGGTGAACCGCCTGACCAAACTAGGCTATCCAAAGGAGAAGGCTGAGGAGAAGGCATATTATAAGGCTGTTGCTGCATACAACAAGACTCAGCAGTCTTCTGGTGGTATGTACTTATCGCCTATGCAGGTGGATAGAACCTATGCGTCTGCCGCTCTCTCACTCTTCAAGAATGCCAACTACGCTTATGGTCGTATGCAGATTGAGGCTTGCCGAGGACTGGCGAGAACCTATGACTTCTGGGGTGGAAAGCATAAGACTACGCTTATTGAGTCTATGACCCGACAAATCATGGAAGAGGATGGACTTGACGAGAATACTGCAAGGGCTATAGCCAAGGCTACATATAACAGAACTTTCAGACAGAGTATTGGACGATTGATAAACTTCGCTACTCTCGTTCCTGTCTCTTGGGCTTTATATAAGGTACTTCCTTACTTGCTCTTTGGCGATGATGATGATAAGAAGACGGATATGATAGAGGAAGCTGTGCTAAAAGGATTTGCCACATCTTTGTCTGACAACTATGTGATTCCATTTGCATCGAACATTCTCAATGCCGGTTTGAAGGTGGAGGATGGCAAACCAACGTTTGACCCAGAGGTGTTCAAGTGGCAGAACCTTTACATTAATCCAGCTACATCAGACTTGGCTAACATCTATTCAATGATAGGAAACCAGAAGTGGTATTCTGTAGCAAACAAGTTGGGTATGCTTGGAGTTCAATCGCTCATAGGATTCAATCCTGAGACCGTGGGTGCATTATATCAGGCTTTCGCTGAGGCAGACTATGATAATGGCAATGTGGCTAAGGAATGGCAAATAGGTATCTTGAAGGCTATCAGTGCTCCTGAGGAAAGCATCCGTGAGTTGTATATGGATGAACTGGGATTGAAGAGTGGAGACATCAAGAAAATCCCATTGGCAGAACTGGAGAAGAGATATGCCGAGAGACAAATCAATCGTGACAATCTCCTTTCTCAGATTGGTATGGATGCCGAGACCTTCAATGGCTATGTTGAAAAGTACCAGAAGTCATTTGAGAAGAAGATCAAGGATAAGATGGATAAGTGGGACGAGTATGATAAGAAGAAGGCTGATGAGTTCTTTGATACTACTTCTGACCCTAAGTTAAAGGATATGATAGCCAAGAAACGTGCCAATGATGCCAATGCTGCTGCTGACGAGCAGATAGCAAAGGAAGGTCTGAACCAAGAGAAGAAGGGTAAGGAACCTAGCGAAGAGGCTTACGATGCAGTAAAGATGTCTATTGATGTGGCGGAAGATAATGCTATCAGTACCTACAATAAGGTGCTCAACAAGCGATACGCTGCCCTGAATGATGAGTACAACAATCAGACAGATGCAATGAAGTACATCTTTATGAGTAAGCATCCAAACTTCAAGGCATACAAGGATTTGAAATCTGAATATACCACGTATGGCAAGAAGATGAAGGAGTTGAAGGAAAAACTGGTTTCTGCTGACGGATATGATGCCAAGCAGACAATCCTGAAACAGATTCGTGCCGAGCGAGACAAGTTCTATGAACTGCAATCCAAGGTAAGATAAACAAAAAGGGGAGTAAGCGCAAAGCCTACTCCCCTTTTTCTTACTCATCTTCGTCTTCATCCTCTCCGAAAACCTCAGGGAATCTGACTTCAACATCTGGTCTGAGAACATCAAATGCTCTTCTCAACTCCAGCATTACCCAAAGTGCTCTTTGGACGGTTGGGTAACTTGACCAGCTCTCCAAAGGAGTAATAGCTAAGTCGAGTGCTGCTTCGTTAATCTCGTTACAAACTTCGTCAACGTCTCCAAATGTTGACTGAACCACCTTCATGAAAAGTGGTAAATTCTTGTTCTGTTCCATATTGTGGTAGAAACTTTAAAGGGGCAGACTGACCTTTTGTTCAACGCACTCTACCACACAACTTATGCGCCCATGCACCATTACATTACACGGAAAGGAGTCTGCCCCAAATATGTTACGCCTAGACAGCAGTTTGAACGTCTGCCATCATCGGATTTTTAAACCATATAATTTTATTATCGTGGTAGATAACTTTGAATTTTTGAACAAGGCAAAAGTACTTAGAATATTCCAAACTACCAAGTTTTGAAACTAGTTTAACACTGTTTTAACACAAGGATGCCTACAATGCCGAGGATATGAAGAGAATCCGTGAACTGAGAAAGCGAATCCTCTCCGTGCTGGAGCCAGCCAATAAGGTGGTTGTGGCTAACCAGAAGGCGAAGGCTGAGAAGAAGTAATGCAAATATGACTATCCCCCGAAGGTGCTATGCTTTCGGGGGATAATAGTCTCTAGGCAAGGAATCTGCTTTCAATCCGGCACAAAACATCCTTGATTTGATAGGGAAAAGTTTCAATCTGAAAGTATTAACAAAGATTATAGTTTAAATTCCCTCAAAATAACCTCAATCTCAATAATTCTCTTTATCTTTGCTGCATCTAAGAACATCTGTTTATCAGATATTTAAATCAACGGTTCAATACCATTAAACTTAAAAAACGAAACGCTTATGAATAAAGATGAAAATGAACAACGTGTCAACAGAATGTTCGGTGAGATAGTTAAGCTTATCCCCGAACGCAGCAAGATCAAGACAGATTTGCTTTATTTCAAGTATGCCCCCATACTCGTCATGCTTATGAGATGGTATGGTGTATCTCAGTTCTATGACAATAAGATGGAGATTACTCTCTGGTATGAGGAAAACGAGGAACCTGTCTGGTTCTTCTACTTCATTACCTACATTCTCTATCCTATCTCCTTATGGAAAGGTCAGGTGCTCCACCGATTGTGTATAGAGTGGCGCATCCCTATCCTCTATACCGCAGGAGTCAACGTGATACATGTGATGTTTGGTTCTGTTATAATCACAAACCAGATGTTTTATTGCGATGTCTTCCTGATCAGTCTCATCTTAATATTGTATGCTTATGTCGCAATTAGTAAATTACAGCATCATCGAAGCAGGACTTCGTGCTCTTGCTGATAAGGCTCACGAATCAGCAGTAGCACAAGCGGAAGGCAAACCTATCCCTTGCGGTCTGTCAGAGAATGATATGGAGCTGGTGGCACTTCTCACCGCCATGATGAATGATACCCAAGCAAACAAGGGCTGGTGCGCCCACGAAATGGGGAAGTCTATCTCCTCATTCGAGAAGTATGTTCACGATGGTAAGATACCTGAGGGCATCCACGACCAGTTTGGTCACGAAAAGAAGTGGAACAAATCGCTCATCAGGTTCTTCGCCAACAAGAAGGCTTTCTTCCGCAAGCAAGCCCGAAAGTATGGTATAAGCATATAGCATCAGCTACACATTATTATATATAGGAGAGACCCAATCGCCCCTCCTGTATTTTTACGACCTTTTCCGTAACCATAAATCTTTGCTCATCACACACTTATAGAACCTTTTACGAGTTTATCAATCTCTATTCATATTATTCGTATCTTTGTGCTCGTAACGTTACAAAGTGAGAATCATAATTTAGTGTTTAACAAAAAGATTTCAGGATAATATGGAAAGTAAAACGTATGTATTCGGAAACGAAGGCTCAACATCCAACAATGGGATGCTCGGTCTTCTTGCACCCCTTCTCCAGAAGCAGGGTGTTGACCCAAATGTCCTTCTTGCCATGAAGGGAAACAATGGTTTCGGTGGCGAAGGTGGATGGTTTATGTGGGTAATCTTCCTTTTCTTCCTCATGGGTTGGGGAGGTAACGGCTGGGGAGGTTTCGGCAATAATGGTCGTGGTGGTCTTGCCAACGAGATCAACAATGACTATGGTCGTGGTCTCCTGATGGATGCCATCGGTGGCAACCGCAATGCGCTCAGCAATTTGGCTACCCAGTTGAACTGCACCGAAGGTCAGATTCAGAGTGCTATCTCTGCCTTGACCTCTCAGGTTCAGAATGTGGGTAATCAGGTTGGTATGAGTGGTATGCAGACCATCAATGCGCTGCAGCAGGGTAATATGCAGATTGCTCAGCAGATTGCAAACTGCTGCTGCGAGAACCGCTTGGCTATCTGCCAGCAGACTGGAACCTTGCAGAATGCCATCAACAATGTAGCTACTGGTCAGGAGCGTGGTTTCTCTAACGTGGCTTACGAGACTCAGCGACAGACTTGCGACTTGCACAACGCTATCAAGGAGAGCACTCAGACCATCGTTGACGGTCAGAAGCAAGCTGAGTTCAGGGAAATGCAGAACAAGATTGATGCCCTCCGTGAGGAGAACAGCACCTTCAAGTCTTCTGCAATGACCTCTCAGATTGTGGGTCAGGCTGTGGCTCCTATCAATCAGGTATTGGCTGGCTTGCAGAACGAGGTGGCTGGTATCAAGTGTAAGTTGCCGGAGACCGTGACTACTCCTTACAGCCCATTCACTGCAGTTCCTAACTGCGTGGCTTATCAGGCTGGCTTGTATGGACTGAATGCTGCTAACAATGCAGGATTCTGGGGTTAAAGAAAGGAGGCTGCTATGTTATGGTTAAGACCTTATACTTGGGTGAATCGTAATGGCTCGGCAGCTATCGCTTCTACTGGCGTGAAGGTGAATACTTCCGATGTGGTGTTCACCTTCAAAAACCACGCTTTCGTGAATGCCAGCTACAGAGGAACGATTTTCGTAAATCTGCGTCAGGCTATTCCGACTGGAACGACTGGTACGCTGCCTATCCTTTTCGAGACAAACGGAGCGACACAAGCTGTGAGCAAGTTCAATGGCGAACCATTGACGGTTGCAGATGTGCCGGGTACTGGAGTGGTTCAGCTCTGGTTCGAGCGAGATACTAACACCCTTCAACTAATGACGGGTATTGTTTAACAACAGAATAGATAATAGGAGATTACATTATGTTTCAAGGTTTAAGAACAAATTCTTTATTCTATGTCCTCGACAAGGGTGAGAACCCTAGCTTACGGATAGGTCAGGTGGTTTCAGTAAGCAATCCTCAGACGAGATACCCTTCTTTCAATAATGGCTTCACCCCTCAACCTATGGAGACTGTGGTGGACGTTAAGGTGAAGCTGGGTGACGAGGAGGTGGATTTCAAGCAGCTACCTGCCAACGGACAGATAGCCAACGACAAGAACCTTGTGGTAAGCGATAGCAAGGATGCCATGAGTTCCGAGGTCGATGCAATGCTGAGACAATCCAAGGCGATACTGGAGAGCGTAGATTACCACGAGAGAGTCGTAAAATCTTGCGAGGGAATGCTACTGAAACTCAACCCCCAGATAGCCAAGGATAAGGAACAGTCTGAGAAGATTTCCAAGCTTGAAGGAAAGGTTTCAGGTGTGGAAGACAAGGTTGACAAGATGATGGGATTGCTCGAAAAAGCTTTAAACAAGTAATCTCCTATCTATTCACTTTAACATCTTATGATTATGGTAATGATTGAGATTACAGAAGATAAGTTCGATGATTTGTATGACAACATCGAGTCTATGCTTGGTTTTGGCAGCAAGGCTATGTCTTGTCTGAAAAAGATGAAGCAGGAGCGTATGGGTGAGCGTATGCCTGATTATCGTGACGATTGGAGAAGAGAGCGTGAGGAACGTGAAGAGCGTGAGAACAGACGTAGATTCAACAACGTCAATGATGATTGGAACTACCCTAACCGCTATGGTGAAAGAGGTGGTGGCGGCTACAATGGTGGAGGTCGCTAGTGTTTAACTTGGGAGTTTTGGTAGCGACATTTATGTCGGGACCAGACTCCCTTTAATATTCAGCAATATGGGAAAATGCAGAATGCCATTGGATATGTATGACCTCAAACCTGATGGAATGGTTTCTTATCTCAGATACAATGGCTATCATTTCAGCAAGAAGATGTGCGAGTGGGCGGTGAGCCTGATGTATAAGTATGACCCTTCCTCCAAGCGTGATGTAAGTGTCTCGTTTTGGGATAAGGAGAAGGTGGATGCACTTCTGCTTGGTCAGGGAATTGAGGTGAAGAATAAGATAGGCTACGACCATGTATATGTGGCGAATATGGCGAGGGCAGACTTCTACAAGTCTTCCATCAAGGATGAGGAGCAGCTAGCCCAGTTCATCAAGGATATGGTGGATGATGCTGACCAGAAGGATGGCTTTATTTTCAACCGATTCTATGCCGACTGCTGCCACAACGGAGTACCTATCCCTTGGGAAGATGTGTTATGATCAGAAGAGTAATACAACTCCCGAAATACGAATGGAGCATAGTGTGTTTCATAGGTTATCAGCCGGATGATGCCGATGAGATATGCTATGCTCTTTCTGATATAGGATGCAGCGGCAATCCGCTATCAGAAGCCCAAGAACATCTAACCAAGCAGAGTGCTGACAGAGGTCTCACGTATTCCAACCTATCAGAAAGAAAAAGTGTTCTTGCCATTGGGGAGTGTGAATCTGATGGTAGCATCATCAACACGATAGGTCATGAGCTTCTTCATGTGGTTGCGCATATTTGTGAGCAGGATGGAATAGATATGATGAGCGAGGAACCATGTTATATAATGGGTAGTCTTTGTGAGAGGTTCTTCAAGGTGTATTGTTAATATGTATAGGGAGGAGGCATGTTATTTGTTTGTTTGGTGTAGGCTTGCTGCAAAATAAAAGGGTGAATCATTCGACTCACCCTTCTTTTTTTTATCTATATGGTTTTACTCTCAATACTTTGGTTCCTCATACACAAGACCATGCTCATCTACGTAAGCCTTTGCTTCTGGGTATGTGTCAAACTCCACTGCGGTGGCATTCACTGATGGGAATACCTCAGCATTGTCACCTTCCGCTGTGAGATGGAACACCATCTTGGTTCCCTCATGTACTACCTTGTACTTCTTTGTTAACTTATTCATATCTTGTTTCCTTTCTTTATTACGTTAAACTTAATTTCTTATGCAGGAATAATAGAGATTGTGTAACCCTTACTCTGCAATGTCTGAACTGCTGCATCTGATGCTGAAGTACGAGTACCAGCACAAGAGATTGTTTTATATACTTGGTCTTCTCCTGTACTAAATCCAACTACACACTGCGCTTGGTCTTGGAACATTTTGTCTACATTTTCAATATGTGGATTTCCTATAATAGCAATAATTTTTGCAGAAGAAGGACGAGTCCCCCATGAAAATACGGAATCAATATTATCATTAAGTGAAACATATCTACAAGTTGATGGCAAAGTAGCCAGGTCACCAGTAAGCCTTGCACCATTCAAACTTAAATTTATAAGCTTTGATAAACTATTCAGTTCTCCAATGTCTCCAGTTGGTGGTGCTTGTTTGTTACTAATGGAAAAACCTTTTAAAGATACGACTTTTTTCAAATCACTCATATTGCAAGTTACTAACGTATTATCTAAAAATAAGTTTTCCAATGCGGTAAGTGTACTCAATTCTCCAACGTTACCACTAACTTTAGTGTTAGAAAGATTAATTTGTCTTGCCTTTGTGAGGGTCTTTAAATCTCCGACATTTCCACTTACTTGCGTGTTGTTAATGTAAAAATTAACAAGTTTAGTAAGGGCACTCAACTCTCCGACATTTCCACTTACTTGTGTGTTATTTAAAGATAAATTATCAACAGCAGCAAGTGTCTTTAGTTCTCCTACATTACCACTTACTTTAGTGTTTCTTAATGATAGGTTTTTTATTGCTGTAAGATTTTTCAAATCTTCAACATTTCCACTTGTTTGAGTACCACTTAAATCCATATAATCAAAATTAACACTATATTTAAAAGCATCTAAATTTAAATGCTTATTAGAAGCAAAAGAACTTACGCCTCCATTTGGATAATATACTTCAACAACATTTACTTTATATTTGTCCAAAACAGCAACGAGTAAATCACTATTGCTAACCCATATATTGCTTCTGCCAGCAGGTAATTCCTGCGTCTTACCTTTATTCGTAACCAAAGTGCTATCTGTAAAGTACCCATCACCGATAATCTCCAGTGTAACAGGTGCATTTACACCAACAATAAAACCCTGTGTTCCTTCGGTTGGAACTTTTACTTTATCGAATTGGATTCTCATTTCTCCAATTCTAAGTATTTCTTTATTAGAAACACTTCCTTTTAATTTTGTAATTAAACAATTTGCCATAATTCTTAAATTTAATTTCTTATATAATTATATAATTTATCCATGTTTTCTGTATTCTTCTCTATCCACCTTTGAGCACGATATATGTTATCACAATGTTTAAAAGTTTTAATTGGACAGTATCTACTTTCAGAATGAGGAATATTCGTATCTAATGCCGTAGTTGGTTTAATACACTTATATTTAAAGTAACCCATTGAAGCGCTTATGCCAAATGATACTACATCATCTATATTGTAGGCATGTGTTGCATCAAATGTTTCCTGAGTATCTGTTTGTGGGTTTCCTTCTTCATCATAAACCACTTCCCAATAATTGCTATTAACAATACTGTCTGCTATACATGGGGAATATTTCCATTTCTTGTATTCTTCCTTAAAGAACTCTGTACCAATTCTCATAGTCCAATCTCTAAGTAAAGAGAATATGTTGACAGAGGATGCAATACCTAAATCTGCAAGTTTTTTATATCTGTCGTTAAGTTCTTGCTCATAGTATTTAGTGATATAACCATTTGGTCGCAATAATGAAGTATCAACATGCTTTGTCAATACATTCGTTATTTGATTTCCCATAGAATGCCCTCCAAAGGACATATCACAATCATAAAGACCCACATACCATTTCTTTCCATCATAAGTGAACCACTGCCAGTTCTTATTGAATCCATCTGTATTTTTAATAAGGTCTGATACAATCATATAATCTATCATATTATCCTTATCAAAGTACTTTTCATATACAGCCTTGAAAGACTTTAAATCATCTTCTGTCTTATTGGAAGCTTCATAGGAATCCATTGCAGCCTTTATTATTGGTATTGCATCAGAAAAAGTCTGTATGTATTTTTTTACTTTAGCAGTAACTTGCAGATTTTTCTTTATTTTTGATGTGATTTCTGTTCCGTCTGGTAATTTTCCTGCTGCAATCCAAGAATTTATCTCTGTTTCACCAGCTAACTCCTCCTGCTGTACATCAGCATTATATTTATTACCCATTTTTGCATAGAGATTCTTGGGGTTACGAATTTCAAAATTTCCCCAAGCAATCTTTTCCTTACCTTGGAAAATAATATCTTCATTAAGGATTCCATCAAGATGCACATGTTCTGCTGTTCCCTTATTCATGTGATAATTATCTCTGTGCTTCTTTAACTGAAATGAGAAGATGCCATAGAACTCTCCATTAAGATATACTGCAACTGGGAAACCATCAGGGAAACAACGTGCTCCTGTATCTGTAAGAAGTTCATAATCTCCTATATAAGGATTTCCAATACTCTTAGTAGTAGTTCCAATTTTAGACATATCAATAAGAGCCTTTTTCCAAGGACGGTCATACATATTTCCTCTTGTGCGTACAATCTGGTCATAAAGCTTGTAAGATACAGCTCCAACACCACGGAAAAAGTCTGTATAATATGCTTTCATGTGGAAGCTGTCTTGTGGAACCCAATTTCCAATTCTTACCTTTGGAGTATTATCACCAATCCACTCATCATCACATAAGTCAATAGCAGCATTTTTCTTAACAAAGACCATTGAAGATTGCCCTTGTGCATTAAGAATGGCATGTTTCTTAAAATAGTTTCCACTCATATCCCAAAACTCAAGGAAAGCCTTTTTGTTATCTGTTTTGGTTGTAGGCATGGAATCTATATTTGTGATATTGATAATAGCAAAGCGTGGCTCTGGAATTTGAATAAAACTACTTTCGCTCCAATCAACAGGTGTTTTTACATCAAAACCATTTGCTTTGAGAGCATCTTGGATATTATTCACACTATTGCCTTGAAGATTGAGATTTGACACATCAAGGTTAGTAACTTCCATATCGTGCTCATGCTTTTTTCCATCAGCATCACGATATGACATTACTTTATCCTCTGCATCAGTTGTAATTTCAGTTCTACCCTCAGGGTCTTCAATATGCTCAAACTCTGTAGGAATAGTCTCAGACTTGGCATTATGAATATAGTGACTACCATCATTATAAGTAGCAGAAAGAACCCTTCCATCTGCATCTTTCTCTACTGCAAGATATTCTGGATTCTCCTGCAAAGAAAAGACGTCAAGAAGCTCTTTAAGGTTGGTATCTATTGTACCTACCTTCTCCTGCAATGATGCAAGGTCTGATTGAAGCTGAGAGATAACTTGCTTCAAGGCATTGACTGCGTGGATTTCGCCAATGATTTCTCCGTCTCTTCTGATGCCAAGAACTACTTTATCGTCAGTCGTAACCCAAGCTGCGAAGAATTCTTCGTTCTGAATTACATGATACATTTCGTTAAGAGGATAATATGGCTCGCCAGTTGATCTGTAGAAACCAAACAGAACTCTATCCTCTGAATCTACTATAGCTTTGATGAACTCCTTATTCTCAATTATTCTAAAGCACTGCTTTACTTCATCATCAATGAGAGACTTACCTTCCTCCTTATCAACCTTGTTTTCCTGCAAATCAGTGATGCTTTCCAGCAGCTCTTTCTTTGCAGTATTGAGGGCTTCTGTGAGGTCTGTCTTGTCCTGCTGGCACTGGGTGATGATTTCTTCTAACTTGGTTCTGATTGGGGCAGGAATACCTGCAGACCAGTCGATACTTCCATCTACACGGATTCCCCAAAGAAACTTGCCTTCTGAATCTGTGTATGCTCGCAACCATTCCTCATTAGTTTCGTAGTGACCAAGGTTGCTGATGATTTCGTCAATAGCTGCCTGAATATTGACTGCATCCAAACCAGACTTCTCATTATCATAGGTCACGGCTGTAGCCTGACTTGCTCCACCAGTAGCGGCTATAGACTTGATGGTTTCTTCCATCTGGGTACTGCGAGTCTGCAGCAATGAAATATCTTCATCGTTGGCGGTGATTTGCTTCTGGTTATCGTCAATCTGAGACTGCTTATTATTCAACTGGCTCTGATGGTCTTTCAGCGTATCATCAACGTTCTGAATGGTTTCTACCAAATTCTCAGGAAGACCAGTAGCTGCATTAATAGTCTGACGAAGCTCTGGGTCTAACTTCTCTACACCGATGGTGTTGTCTTTCAACTTGTCTTTGGTGATGGAGTTCTCTGCCAACTTCTCGTTGGTGATACTCTCATCCTCCAGTTTCTCGTTGCTGATAGAACCATCTTGGATGTTGTCATTTCCTACAGAATCAGCAGCAAGCTTTTCGTTGGTGATAGCACCATTCTTGATCTGTTGAGTCTCCAACTCATCCGATACATTGACCTTTTTGTCGAGTGTTTCCTTTACGGATTCACCCGACTCCTCGTCCTTGATGTACCTAGAATATGTCAGAGTCTCGTCTTTGCGCCCACTGATCAGGATGCTATTGTACTTTTTCTTTTCTGCCATATTTATTCTTTAAGTTTAATTTGATATTCGTTATCGTCACCAGCTACCAGTTCGTCTGACCAATAGTAGTAGAGGTCACCCAGCTTGGTGGTGTTCAGGGAAGCTTCAAAACCACACTGATTGAAGGCGAGCGGCTGGCGGCTGACAAACCAGATGTATGGTTTCTCGTCTGTCGTTTCGATGGTGAGAGTCTTGCCAACAAGCGTATCTTCCAGCAGGGTGAGGTCTTCCATATTCAGCTCGCTCATATCCTTGGCAGCAGATGCGCCATAGTAGCTTGCATTGACGGTTCCGCTTGCGGTGATGGTTACATATCCTGATACGGCTGGGATGATAATCTTGTGGGTGTCGCTATTGTAATACTCCTCGGTCACATCCTTGCCATTCATCAACACCTTGACCATACCGATGCTGAATCCCTGAATAGGAATGATTTCAGCTTCCAGCTTCTTTCCGTTGCTGATAGCACCATTCAGCATGAAGTTCTCCTGATTCTCCACCAGTTGCGTTTCACCATTGATGGTGTAGCTGAATTTGGCATTGTGAACGATAAAGGAGATTGGGCAAGTTGACTGGTTATCTGTGACGATGTAATAGCGGAGGTCAAACAATCCTGTATGCTCGCCTTCAACAATACCCACTGGAATATTGCTCTGTGAATTATGATCTACGATTCTCAGAAGGTTGCGCTCGATGCTGACCATTTCGCTGCCTTCATATTTCCACGAAACCTTGATGTTGTAGTTTCCGAGTTCAAGAGTTGGTGGAATGTCGCAAATCAGGATGTTTCCTTGGATTCCTGCAACTTGAATGGGAACGGAAACCGTATCACAGAAACAGCCATGCAGTTCCACACTGATGTCGGTAGCCAGATTCATATCGAAGTCGATGAGTCTCTGAAACTCCTTCGATACGTCCATCTTCCGCACCAAGACGTGAAGCTTGAAGCTATTTCCTTGCACAATTTTATAAATCATATTTTGATACACATTATTAATAATAGCGCAAAGATAGGCAGAATTTTCTCTACCTATCTCTTATCCATTAACTTTTGGCATTAAATCAAGCCCTTCCATCTGAGGAACTTGCGCTTGCGGCTGCGCTTTCCTCTCTCGCTCTTGCAGTTGGTATGATAGACACAATCACGGAAGAGGTCTCTCGACTTCATATCCTTATCTACCAGTTTTGTCTTCTTGAAAGCCTCGAATAGTGGGCGGTTCATAATCATCAGGTTGCCCTTCTCCGTAGGTAGGACAAAGTAGATTTCACCCTTGTTCTTCTTGGCTGCATAGTCTGCCTTAGCCGTAGCTTGGCGGTACATAATTTCGCATTTGATGCGCTTGAAAATCTTAGTAATCTTCATAATCGTAATTATTAAAATTGAAACTATATGATGGTTGCTGCCGAAACAGAAACCTTTTTTCTCATTACTCTAGCCTGAATCTGAATCATCTTCGGCATTTCCATTTCATTGAAGCAGATATGGAGTCCGATGGCTCTTGTCATGAGTAAATCATCGTGCTTACCGTCTGCTGCTTCATATACGGTTCCGTTCTTCTCGTAGGTGAGATACTCATCTAGGCATCTATCGTCTCGTTCTACATAGAGATGTTCACGGATCACCTGAACCAATACAGAGATAACCATCGGCTTGGTTGCCACATTGGTGTGGAATCCATACTTCACTGGAACCTTATTCTTGATGTCTGACTCACTTTGCTTGCGTGCATAGAGATTGTCATAAACGTCCTTGATTTGATTCAGGATGAACTCAGACTGATCACCACCTTCCAAAATATGCTCCTTATCTTTCGTCTCCAAGGTGTTGGATTCAATCACCAAGAGGGCATTATCATAGAACTTGGCTATCTGTGCTGCTTTCCAAGCCAGCAAGTCCATATCAATATGCCCATACCATTGGGCTACCACATACGGCTTGCCACCTTCCATCATCCAGTATCGGTCGAAGACACAGATAACAGACCAGTCGGCATTCTTGCTTCGTCCACCAATATCCACGACCACCAGATAGCGGTTGATCACCCTGCAATCGTCAAAGTATTCCGGCTTGCTCCATATCCATAGCTGCCCCTGCTTGTCTTCACTGAAGCGGACATTCTGCATACACTTCTTGCCCTTGTAGCCGTCACCATATACATCACCGATGAACTTAGGTGCTCGGCATCCTTTTCTGAACTTGTCAACCTTATCCTCTGCGAAGACCTTGGCTCCTGAGTGTTTGAAGGCTTCAATATCATCGGTAGGGTAGCCAGCAGCCATATCAGCGTGGTCGGTGAACTTCTTTCGCTCAGCCATATACCAGTTGATGGCTTCCAGCGGAGCACCCAGTGTCCACAACTTCCAAAGGTATGTGCCCGGCTCCTCTCGGTCGGACATCGTATTGCTGTTGTTCCTGTTCTCGTATAACCATTTTGCAAACTCCACCTTCTGCTTCTTGGTTTCAAAATCAAGATGATACATATCGTAAATCTCGAACCAAGGAACAAAGAACGGCTCAAACTGGGATTCACCCTTTTTGGCAGCAATCCATTCCTTATGGAAGAAATTTCCAGTACCATTGGCTGTGGATTCATAGGCTATCATCGTATATGGTCGATATAAGATACCATTGGTGGCATTCTGTACCACTTCTTCAGGAGATTTGCCATCTGTCTTTTTCCACAGACCCACCTCGGAAAGATGAACCAAGTTGTAGTCTTCACCATTGGCTGATAGTGGTCGCTCCATAGAACCCACCTTGATCTTGCAGAAACGCTGAGGAACCTTCTTCACGTTGCCGGATGTACCCACACCCACAAACTTAGGTTCGTTCTCAGAGTAGGCTTCACCCATTTCATAGAGGAATTTGGTAGGGAAGTTTTTCAAGGCTTCCTCAAACATTCCTCGGATAGTCTCTGCGGTGTCCTTCACCTGAGCAACAATCAGCGAGTTGAGACCCTTTTCCCACATTAATTGCAGCCAGAGCATATACATCTGAATGACCGTTGAGCCTCCCCATTGTCGAGCCTTCAAGAGGATGAGTCGGATAGGGCGGTTCTTCTTTCTTCTCTCTTCCAGCCACCTGAGCAGTCTGCGCTGCGGTCTTCTGAGCACAAACCGGAAGGGGAGACCTCCACCTTTCGGTTTGATATAGATGAACATGGCGAAGAAGAAGAAGGGGTCGTGCTTCATCCTGATTCGGGTGAACTGCTCCACCAGTTGCTCCATTTCCTCTTCAAGGTTGTATGGCTCATCCATATCCGCATGCAGTTCCTCAATCACCGCCTTGCAACTACCCAGTTCCAGCAGCATCTTGATGAGCGGAATCTTCTTCATGCTCATCGGGAGGTGCTGCTTCTGAATCGGGAAGTCAGGCAGGAAGAGCAGGAATCGCTTATCTCCACAACCTTCACCCTTGATCGGGCTGAAAGGAGTGTTGATTTCCTTGATGCGCTTCTCATTCTCTGTCAGGATGCTCAATACATGTTTGTCTAGTGCATCTGTCAGCTTGGTTCTTGTGGCTACTTGTCTTGGCATATCGGAGAATTAAGATACCCCCACAACAGACCGACTACATAGCAATAGATGTGGATGCCCACTGCCATGCAAGGAATGAAAAATCCTACACATATATACGAGAGAATGATGATGTTGTATCTCACCTTCTTCTCTACGAATGGGGCGATATATCCCATATAGGCATATACGATACCGCTGAGACCGATAATGGGTACGCTAGAACTGGGGTAATAGCTTATGGCTATGAGATAGAACACCACCATATCTACGATGCCGCAAGGTCTGGCTTTCAGGCATTGATGCAGCACCCAAAGGTTGATGGCAGCATGGAAGATGTTCTGATGGAAGAATGGGTAGGTAAGTCGGTTCAGCATAGAGCAACTTTCATAGAGACCCATCCCATCGTAACCAAGGAATGTGATACACATTATTATAATGTACCCAGCATAAAGCGCAATCTTTTCTTTCTTAATTCGTAACATCTTTCCTTCTCCTCCTTTCTCACCTTATGAAGAATCACGTGTATGGATTTCGGAGAAAGATAGAAACTGGGAGCCTCCTGATTGCACACGTAACTAATGGCATCCAACTTGGTGATAGAAGGATGCTGCTTGGTATAAGCTATAAATCTGCGGTATATTTCACGAAACATTTCTCTCTTGGTAGGGTTCATGTTATCCAAGGATTTCCCTTTGATCATCGTCAGAATAACATTGTAAGCCCTGATATCCGAGACCCAAAAACGCTTGCTTGAAGATTGCAGTAATCTCTGCTCAATCTCCAAGAGGCTGATATTGTCTCTTACTGATATGATTTCCTTGTAAGCTCTCAATATGTCAGCGTTTCGCTCTTGTGTAAAGTCACATCGTGATCCTTTATGTTTCATTCTCTTATGATGCAAAGTTACAAAAAAGTATTGAAACAACCAAATTATTCATATACGATTAATTAAAGTTAACGGATAAGATTGATTATAGGCGGAAAAGCATTACTTTTGGGCATTGATTTATAAATTAATACATATATATATGCCTGATAATACAAATACGGAACAGAATGCTGGTGCTGCTGCACAGCAAGCTACGAAGACCAAGAGAGACTTGGCTTTGGAGCGTTTGAAGACTCGTCACCCCGATACCGAGTATGCGGATGATGAAGCTATCTATGGTGCTATCAATGATGATTATGATGCCGACCAGAAGTCTTTGCAAGGTTACAAGGATAACGAGAAGGCTATGGCTGACTGGATGGGAAGTGACCCTGCAGCGGCTACCTTTCTGCAAGCGATGAAGGCTGGCAAGAGTCCTTATGCAGAATTGATTCGTACCCACGGAGAGGATGCTATCGACTACTACTCTGATCCTGATAACGCTGAAGAGATTGCCAATGCTCAGTCTGAGTTCTTGAAGAATGCGTCTGATGGCAAGAAATTGCAGGAGGAGTACGACAAGAATATGCCAGCCAGCTATGCGGTCTTCGACAAGCTGGAGGAGAAGTATGGCGAGGAAGCGGTGAACGAAGCTATCGACCAGTGCTTTCAGACGATGAACAATGTGGTGAAAGGTATCTTCACAGAGGATATGATTACCGCTTTCATCAAGGCAAAGAATCACGATACCGATGTAGCTGATGCAGCTCACGAAGGTGAGGTGCGTGGCAAGAACACCAAGCACATGAAGAACTTGGAGCTGCGCAAGAAGGGCGATGGTACTGCCGACCTTGACTCAGCGAATGCCGAGACCAAGAAGACTGACAATCAGCCGGAACTGGGTGCGCTTGGCAGGGCTACCCGAAGAGGAAACATCTGGGAGCGTGGAAACGAGAAGCGAACACGCATCCGGTAAGATAGAGTTAGATTTATATAATGTTTAATTAATATTTAGGATAATGAAAGTAACAAAAAGTACATTTAATCGACTGTTCTCCATTTTCATTATGGTGATGGCAGTTATTTTTGGTGTCAATGGTCAGGTGCTGATGGCTGAGGCAACTCTTCCTGATGGCGGTACTTCTGAGAGTGGTCACCCTGCGGAGGCTGGCGGTGCTCCTGCTGCTGGTGAAGCTGGCAATGGTGGTGCGGCTCGTCAGAATGAGGGTATCGCTACCGAAACCAAGGGTCGTGAGCACTTCAACGAGAAGGGTATTGAGTTTTACAACAATGACATCAACGAGAAGATTATCAAGATTCGCCCGATGGCAACACCAGTGGATCAGATTTCCCGTTATGCCACAACCAAGCCGGCAAGCTCCTTTGTTGTTGAGTATTGGAGTATCGGTACTCGTCCTATCCGAACCACAGTAAAAGAGAATACGGATGCAAGTACTGGTACATCTATGGTATTGAAGGTAGAAGACCCTGAAATGTTTACGCTTGACGATACCATCCGAGTGGTAGGTGTGAAGGCTGTCACTAACTATAAGGGTGTCGCTTATTCAACCATTACTGATGCTCCTACTCCTGATTTGGTACTCTGTGTGTGCGGCAAGGACACAGAAGGCTTTCCTATCGTGTATGCCATTAATGGTAACATGGTCAGCAAGCAGCCTATCGGTGTTCCTGCCTTGAAGCAGGGTCAGAAGTTGATTCGTATGGCAAAGAGCTGCGGTGAGCTGGATGTACAGACTGGTCGTTTCAATAACCTTCCTGATTCTGATACTCAGTACTGCCAGAACTTTATGATTCAGGTTGAGCAGAGTACCTTCGACAAGATTGCTGACAAGCGAGTGGATTGGGATTTCTCTGACATCGAGGAGGATAGCATCTATGATATGCGACTTGCCATGGAGGGTTCTTATCTCTTCGGTGATATGGCTTGCATCAAGCATACTACCAAGAATAATTCAGCTCAGTGGTTTACCAAGGGTATCTGGTGGATGGCTGGCAAGGATATTGAGGTAGGTCATATTGCTACTGCCGATGAGATCAAGAAGGGCTACACCAAGAATGAGCGAGTTATCACAGACTTGGAGCTGGTAGATATTTCCAAGGATATGTTTGTCGGTACGGGTATCGGCAACAAGCGCAAGGTGGTTATCGCTGGCTCAGACTTCGTCCGTGCATTCAGTAAGATTGATTCAGACAAGTTCCGCTTGAAGGACACCGTTGAGGTATGGAACTTGAAGTTCAAGAGTTGGGAGACAGACTTCGGTGAGGTATTGATGATTCACTCAGAGTTGTTCGACCTCTTCGGTATGAGTGACTGCGGCTTTGCTCTTGATCCTGAGTTCTTGGTGAAGAGAGTACACTTGTCTTGGACTCGTAACGTTCTCGACTTGAAGAAGGCTGGAATCCGTAACACCGATGCAGTAGTTATTCAGGAGGTTGCTTGTCTGTACTTGAAGTACCCTAAGGCACACGCTCGTATGCGACTTGCCAAGGTTCCTGATGCAGAGGGCACATCTGAGACAGAAGAGACCAAGGCTGTTGCTTAATGCAGGGCAAATTCGGCAAATTATTCATTAAATAGAGAGGGGTGTGGGCACTAGCCCCATCCCTTTTTTCATAACACATATATAATAAGGTATAATCATGTATAAGAAATATCAAGCTGGTACGGATTTGTCGTTCAGCGTTATGGTTGGTAACGAACGAGTGAGAGTTGTCTTCGAGGGTAAGACTATGGGTTGCAGTATCTATGGCACAAGAGACGAGAAGTTACAGAAGGCTATCGAGTCTCATTATTGGTTCAATGACAAGTTCTTCTTGGTGGAAGCCGTTGACGAGAAGAAGGAAGCTGCCGAAGCCAAGAAGAGAGCGGCTGCCAAGACCAAGAAGAAGGCGGCTGAGGAGAAGAAGACCCATATCGTGACAGACTTTGAGGATGCCAGAGACTATCTGGCTGAGACCTTCGGTGTGAGCCGATCGAAGTTGAAGACCAAGGAGGACATCTTGTCTATTGCCAAGGAAAAGGGTGTTGAACTAGAAGGACTTGAATAATGAAGAAGTATGCTGTATCTGATTTGGTGAAAGAAGTGAAGGTGCTCTTGGACAGAAACCAAGAGACTTCTGGCTTGCTGACTCCCGATGATACTGATACGCTCTCTCAGGCAGAACTTATCAAGAGTAAAATCGTAGATGCAGCAAGTATCATTCTTTCCGATGCGCCAGTAGATATGGTGGATGGAATCAAGCTAGACAACATCAGCGTATCTTGGGCATCGAAGAACAATGCTTATGTCGGTACGGTCTATATGCCAGCCGATATGATCAGACTGCTCAGTGTAAGAGCCAGCGACTGGAACCGCAATGCCGAAATCATCACCGAGAATGATGAAGCCTACAAGTATCAGGGCTGCAAATATGGAGTGAGGGGCAATCCCGACCGACCTATTGCGGCTATCATCCATACCAATGGCGGTAGATACCTAGAGCTATATACGAGCAAATCGAATAGCGTGACGGTTGACTTCACCTATGTGGCTCAGCCGGAAATAATCACGGAAAGCAGTGGTGCAGGGTATATCAATCTACAGAGCAACCTGAAAGATGCTATCCTCTATATGGCTGGCTATCTCACTTGCGTGAGTATGGGAGATACCGATACTGCGGCTGGGTTATTGGGTGTAGCCAGAAAACTGGCACATATTGTTGAACCAACAACATCGTAATC